AGGGCCGAGAGGCTCGCCTTCGCCGCGGTGTTCGTCTCACGGGCGATGAGACAATCATCGGCGTCCTCCAGGATGAGGGTGAGGGGCTTGTCGGCCACGCGCTGCTGGATGAGGCACAGGGTGAACTCAGGGCCTGAGAGCCTGTCCATGAGGGACGGGGGCACCACGATGCACTTGCTGCTGTCCTTGAGCGCCCCGATGAGCGCACGGATCATCCGGGTCTTGCCCGTACCAGGGTCACCCTCCACCAGGACCAGACGCCCAGCGGGCTCGGGCTTCTGGAGCTCCGAGAGGATGCGCTCGTACTTCTTGGACACCTCGGGGGTGTAGTTCTCCCCGCAGAACGTGTCGCTCAGGTGCCCGATCTCCCGGACCATGTACTGCCCGTGCTCGAACGAGAACCCGTACACCGGGGGGATCTCCACCGTCGGGGGGACGGGCTCCAACCACTCCGTCATGAGGGCCTTGATCTCCTCCCCCATCACCTCGCTGGAAGCCGTCCAGTTCATGGTGATGACGCCCTTCGCGTCCGTCGTCCAGCACACGAGCTCACCAGCACCCGCGCAACGGATGCACTGCGGAGCCCTGTAGTACGGGATGATGTTCTTCCCCTGGAGCTTCTCCAGGAGCTTCACTTCCTCGAACTTGGCCGTGCCACGGACGTTGTCAAAGGACAGACAGGTCCTGTCCTTGAGCGCCTTCAGAGCGAGGGGGATATCCTGCTCGGAGAAAACCTCCCCGAGGTGGCGCTGTACGCCACGGCTGTCATCCCACCAATTGGAACTCAACGTGTTCATGATGTTTGTATTACGCTCGGACGGAGGGGTGCCGGTCACTTGGGGTCGGATGCCATCTTCCGAAGGGACTTGGCGAGGGTCATGGCGAGGTCGTAGTAGTACGGGGGGCGTGACTTCCGTCCGTTGGACATCTTCTCCAACTCCCCGGCGAGGGCGTTGAGGGCCGGGATGGTGACCGTGAGGTAGCCCCCCACGGACTCCGAGAGGAGCTTGCCCGCCGCGGTGGCGACGGACTGGTTCCAGTTGTCCCGCTGGGCACGGAGGTCCACTCCATGGCGGTCCTGGTCGCCCGACCCCCAGCACTCGTCACACACGCCGCGGGTCATCGTCGCGCCGCCCACACCTCCCCGCCACGTCGCCGTGTTGGAGTAGATGCAGAGGCCCGACCCCTTGCACTTGTCGCAGGGAGTACGGACGCCCCGCCATCGGAGGAACAGGCTGTAGTTGGGATCGCTGGGGTTGGGGGTCATGCTCCGTATTACGCCCGGTAGCTACGGATGTCCTCCGGGGTGAGCTCCTGGCACTTGTTGAACGAGAGCGTTGTCACCTCGTACTCTCCCGTCTTGTCCACCACCCACGAGCGGGTCATTGTGCTGTCATCGCAGCCCTCCAGGTACAGACCGTGGGAGGGGACCCACGAACGGGTGCTCTCATCGTCCTTGTACGGCGTGCCCTCCGGGTCCACGGGGGTCAGGGGCTCACCCTCCACCTCCTTGATGGTCTCGTAGAGGATGTTGAACCCGTGCCCCGGGGGGATGTTGAGGTCTGCCCGCATCAGGCTGAAGAACTTGGTGGAGGGGAAGATCAGGCTCTCGGCGGTCCGCTTCCAGAGGCGGGTGATGGTGATCCTCCCTCGCTCTGGCCCCTCGATGGAGACACTGAACGAGTGGATGAGGCCCAGCATGAACGCGTTGGGGGGGTGTGGGAAGAACCGGAGTTCCCCGAGCGGGACCGGGGCACAGATGAAGAGGCGGGTCTTGGTGCGGAGAGGAGTGTCTGAGCTCATGCCCACACTACCAGGGTGTGAGCCTACTCGGTGCCGTGGTCCGTACCCTCACCACCGTGGGCCTCATCGTAGTCCTCCATCCGGTCCATGATGGAGTGGATGGTGCGGAGGTAGCGAGGCCCGACCATTCGTACCTGGGGGGTCGCTCCGTGGCGGGCCGGGTTGCAGAGTCCGGTGCGGAACCGGAGGATGGCCCCGTCCCACGACCCGCACTGGGTGAACCCACGGGACAGCACCCGAACTGCACTCAGATGGGTACCCGCGGTGTGGCGGTGGTTGCGGTCGATGGGGGCACCCCAGTTTCCACCCTCATTGAGGTCACACCCCAGGTGGGTCTCTGCGAACGCCACGGCGGCGGTGAGCTCCACGGGGGGGACAGGAGCACCGGGCTCGATGGGCTCGGAGACTTCTTGGAGTTGTTGGGCGATCCGAGACTGCCGCTCGATGATGCACTGGCGGTTGTTACCACTCATGTGCGGGAAAATGGCGAGAAGGGCGAGGATGATGGATGTCGGAGTCATGGACAAGCATTACGCCCACACCACCCCACTTTGCGTCAAAAATCGGCACCCTTGAAAGTTTGACGCAGCTTGTCAATGCCGCCCTTGGACCAAACATCCCCGGGGTCTTTCCCTCGGTACCTGTAATCCACGACCCGTACCCCAGCCTTGGAGAGCAGAGTCAGTGCTCCTGGGCGGTACTTGCCGGTCTGTGCATCGGTCCATCCGTGGGTGGCGTTGCGTCCGGTCTCGTCGTTGTCGTAGACCATGTACACGGTGTTGGTGCAGAACCGGGCGAGGAACTCCACCGTGTCGTGAGACAACCCAGCCCGGAGGGTGGCCAGTACGGCGTCCTTCTTGGGGATGCACCATTCGAGGGCACTCAGGTCCCACACCCCCTCGACCACCCACGCACACCCGCCCTTCCACAGGGCCTCGGCCACCCTTGGAGTGTTGATGGCCACGGGGTTGTACTTGGACTCGGGGAGTCTGAACTCGGACACCTTCTTCTCGAACCGAGACCGGGCCTCAATCCCAACGAGCGACCCGGTAGGGCCTCTCAGGGGAATGGTCACCATCCCGTCCAGCTTCTCGCCGTACTTGCCGTACCTCTCGATGAAGTTCTCACTGGGGGCCGGGGTGGCAGCGGGGACCCACTCACGGATGCCCAGGCGCTCGATGACCTCAGTGCTGGCCCCACGTCCCATGACGTAGCCCTCACACTCCTCGGGGAGTGTGAGGGTGGCTAGGTGGGCAGACAACCACTCTGCGATCTGTGAGCTCACCAGCCGCCCAGGACGGCCATCCCACGGGCCGGGTTGTGGAGGACCACGGTGTACGTGTTGGCGTCCCACACCCCCACGTTGCCAAGGTAGGAGCGGTCACGGGGGACCATCACTGCGGACCCCTCGGGGATCCAGGTGTTCTTGCCATGGAGCACACCGTTGACCCGTGGCTGGCCGTCATGCTGGAGGGTCTCCAGCATGTCCAGTCCGAACGACTCCAGGTACTCCTGTGCAGCCTTCTCACCCTCGGGGGTGCCGGGGAACACGTTGCCCCATGAGCGTTCCTTCCCCTGACGGATGACCTCCATGACCATGGCGTGGTAGGTCTTGAAGATGTCCTTCTTCCATGACCCACGGATCATGGCCGAGCGGATCATCTCACCCTTGAGAGGTGCCTCGATCCACAGCGGACCCTTGTGAGAGGTCACGATGTACGGGGCGGTGTCCTCATGGACGGGGATCTCCACGAACAGGGGGACCCCCTTGATGCCCTTCCGTGGCAGTTGAACCACCTGGAGGAGGGTCATGAGCCCCACCCTGGACCAACGGGGACGGGGTACACCACCGCCCGGTGGTACCCCACGAAAGTCTGGGCAGGAAGGGTGTAGGTGACCACACCCCCCTCGGGCTGGAGGTACAGCACAGTGACAGGGGGGGTGGGGGGTTCTGGTGGCGGCGGGTCTGGATCCTCCAGGACGACGGGGGGCGTCGCCACGTCGAGGGTCCAGAGGAGCGCCGCGATGTCCGGGTACCGGGTGGCGATGGTGGCCACGTCGGAGGTCTTGAGGAACTCCGTGAACTCCTCCTGCACCCTCTCCTTGGTGTTCTTGAGGGAGAACTTCGGGCACCGTGCTGCCTGGAGGAGACCCCCGAACGCCTCGTCACACGGAAGATTCGACCCGTCTGCGGCCTGCAACAGGTTGCAGAAACGGACCTCGCCCGTGGGGAGACCCACGGACCCGTTGTGGATGCAGTTCTCAGGACGGCAGGACAGGGCCGTCCGAACCGTGCGCTGAAGGTGTCGGAACGTCACCTGATGCAGCTTGTGGCGGACCTGTCCATCGGTTTTCATCGGTCAATCCTCTGGAATGTGCAGAAACCCTTGTTCTGCTTGATACGGTACGCCCGGTCACCCGCGTCCACGAGGGTCGGGTTGTGGGTCACCAGGAGGATGTCCACCCCCATCCGGCGGCACAGGATCTTGAGGAACGACGCCATGGTGTGGATGTACTTGTCGTCGAACGCTGGGAGCGTCTCGTCCAGGAACAACACGGGCCGTAGACCCCGCCGGAACATGATGGCCAGCCTCAGGAGGATGGACTGCACGGTGGACACAGCCCCGCCGAACCCGTCCATGGACATCCCCTCGATGAGGTCACCGTTCTCCTTGCGCTGAGTGGTGACGAGCGAGACGTTCACCTTCCCGCGGCTCACCTCTACGTCGGCACGCACTTGGATGTCCTGGTCGTGGAACACGGCCTTGACTCCCTCGGACTGGAGACTCTCGATGGCCTTGACCCCATCGGTGAGCTCCCCGTCGATCATCGCGTGCAACAGCACAGCGACGTGGTCGAGAAGTTGGATCTCGTCCTCGATGCGGGTGACAGAGGCCCGGGCGCTGATGGAAGCACTACGGACCTCTTCACGCCGACCTTGAGCCACCCGGAGTTGGGTGGTCAGGTCTCTCAGGCGAGCTTGAGCCATGCGAGGGTCGTGAGGTAGGTGTCCACGCCGCGGACATCACGGACGCGGACCCAGCCGCCCTTCTCGCGCTTGGTCACACCCAGGGTGACCTTGGTGTTGTCGTTGCCGTTGAGGAGCTTGACGATGTAGCTGTCCGCCACGGCGAACACGGGCATGTCCTGGACACCGCCCTCACGCTGCACGAAATCCACCATCGGGATGGACTGGGACATGAGCTTCCCGCTTGGATCGGTCATGGAGATGACCAACTCGCCCGGACCCGTGAGCTTCATGTGCTGGAACCGCACCCGGGGCTCATCGGTCTTGGCTCCCGACTGGAGGAGCTTGAGGCTCCCCAGGAGCTCCTCCTGGAAGATGCCCCAGGACTGATCGTCCTCCAGGCTCCAGTCCACGGGGAAGTCCGGGAACCGATGGGCGAACACCGTCTCACCGAACACCGCACCGTCCGCCCGACGGATGAAGCTCGCGCGGTCGCTCTCCAGGAGCTCCACGTCCTGCCCCTTCGCCGTGGCGAGGAACGACAGCACGTTGCCCAGGTCCTTCACGTACACCCGGAGGGAGGATGCCTCCATCCCGGGCATCTTCACCAGGGACACCCCGGCGTTGTCCGTGCTGTACAGGATGCCCTTGCGGAACTCGGCCACGCACAGGTGGGGGGCCTTGCTCTCCTGATCGAAGATGAACTGCTTGGCGTGGGTGAACGCCGCGAACAGGCGGTCTGCCGCGACCTTCACCGTGAGCTTCGCCCCGGCCAGCACGTCGTCCCAGAACGGGAACAGGGTCGGGTCGAGGCTGTAGAACGGGACGGGCTTGCCGCGGGCGGTGCGAATGCCCACCCCGCTCTCAGACACCTGGATGTCCAGCACCTGATTGCTGCCCACCGTAGCGAGGATCGCGTGGAGACGGCGGGCCTCCACCGTGAAGCTCACAGTCTCCTCCACCTTGGTGTGGGGAACGAGGCACGAGGAGAACGCGCTCCCGTCGTAGGAGAGAACCTCCAGCCCCTCGTCTCGGGTGCGGAACACGTAGTGGGAAGAGATGTCGCTGGACGACCCGACGGTCGTGCGGACAACCTTGAGGGCGGCTTCGAGGTCACTGCTGTTGAGGTTCAGATTCACTGGTGTTCACTTCCTGTTGATGTACGGGTCAAGGGCCATCTCGGCCTCGGTGAGCTTCGATTCGAGGGATGCCACGGACTGTTCGAGAGCCATCGTCATCTTGTCGATGACTGCACCGAGGTTGTCCGGGTCCAGGTTCTTCGCCCTGCACTTCTCACGAAGGTCGTCCAGGGAGCGTTCAGCCTCCTCCAACCTCCCGAGAACCCGCTGGCGCTTCTGTGAGATGTCGTCCCGGCGCTTGACTGCGAGGTCAAGGCGAGCCTTCAGGTCGGCGTTGTCACTCATGGCTTTGTGGGCGACTTTACGCCCGCGTCGAACCCGAACTCAACCATTCCCGAAGAGTTCTCGATGAGGTGCTCGACAGTCCCCTCAACCACCTGGGGTAGGGACTTCCCCTTGCGGGGAGTGGGGGTGTGGGCCGCGTCGCAGACCGTGCGGAAGTCACACCACTGACATGCCTTGGAGGAGGGCGACGGGTCGAACAGTTCCTTGGAGATGGCGCGGAACGTCTCCTTCGCCCGGATACCCAGGGCCTTGAGATCATCCCGGGTGACCGGCACCTCTACGAGTCCCGTCCAGGGAGTCCCCTCCGGGTGTCCCTTGGGCGGTGTCCCCTCTGGGTACCTGAAGTACACGAACGCCAGACGGCTGGGCATGACGTTGTAGGCGAGGTAGAACACCAGCGCGTACCACCGAAGCTGGTCCGGGTTGGTGTGCTTGCCCGGAGTCATGGAGTTCTTGCCGTCGAGGATCATCACTCCGGTGTCGTCCCGACGGATGATAACGTCCGGGCGTCCACCCACGGGGGTGTACTGATCCACCCAGCCGGTGAGATCCACCTCGGACTTGGCGTACGGCCCCAGGAGCTTGTTGGCCTTCATCGTGCGGAGGAACCCGAAGATCCCATCCATGCACACCCGGAGAAGTTCTCCCTTGGGAGGGGACTGGGTCCAGTCCACGTAGTTCTCGTTGAGGGTGAACGCGAACTCCCGGCGAACCAGATCCGTCAGACGGTTGGTCAGGTTCTCGGGGTCGCGCCACATCTCGTCGTTGTACAGGTGCTCCAACGCACGGGCCAACACGATCCCCATGACCGCGTGGTGCTTGGAGTCGAGGGGCTTCTGTTTGGACCGGCCAGGACCCCTTCCGAGGTCCACACCAGGATGCCCGTTGGACCACAGGTAGGCTCGCCCACATCGCTCGAAAGTTTCGAGCGATGACCAATAGAGGTGCTTGTTCACAAAGCACACCCTACCCGCCACCCAACCCGGTAGATGCCCTATGGTCACGGCTCGTATAACGGAGACACAACCTATGCCCCCAGTGATTCCCCGCCTCCCAGTGGGCCATCGTTCTGGTCAACTGGAAATCACGGCCCTCCTGCCAGATCACATTGATCCCACTGGACGCCAACGCCAACGTGCCACAGTTCAGTGCGGCGTTGGGCACAGCTACGACATCAACGTCAACGTCAACCTGTGGAAGGGCACGGCCCGATGCCATGAGTGCTTTGGTCACCCGTCGAAGTACAAGGTGGGTGACCGCTATGACAAACTGGTGATCCAGTCGTTCTTCTACGATGCGAAGAGACGGAGGATGGCTCAATGCCTGTGTGAATGCGGCAAACCCACCGCCGTCCTCGCCAAGATGCTGAGTCAGAACAAAACCCACAACTGTGGGTGCGCCCCATCCGGGAACTATAGAGGTTGCGGGGAGGTGTCTGGAGCCTGTTTCTACAACATCCGTCACAGTGCTGATGCCAGGGGCATCCCATTTGATGTCACGAAAGAACAAATCTGGGATCTGTTCCTGAAACAAGACAAGAGATGTGCCCTGACTGGACTCCCCATCACCCTGTGGGTCAGGGACCGCACTATGGGGACGGCATCCCTAGACAGGAGGGACTCCGACGGTCCCTACACGCTCTCGAACGTCCAGTGGGTCCACAAGGACATCAACCGAATGAAGCAAGCCTTCACGGGGGAGAGATTCCTGAGCTTGTGCCGCCGAGTCACGGAATACCAAGACGGCACAGCCAAGAGTGTCTCAAGGGAGGTAGTTGCCGAGGTCCGACCCAGGCTCAAGCCACCCGGTCGCAAAGACCATCGTTCCAGAAGAGCCTCTGGCCCACCCCTCACCGTTGCGGTGATCCTCGCAGATGCGGACAAGTTCTACACTCTTCATGGTCGATGGCCCACAACTGTTGAGAAAACACCTGTCCCCGACAAACCCCACGAGTGCTGGAACACCTACAGTAGTGCTTTGCGTGTTGGCACAAGGGGACTGCCGGGGGGGTCATCCCTCTACAAGCTCTTGAGAGATGCCCGATGTCCAGGGCCTATGACTAGAGCCCCCAGGGTTTCAACCTGAATCCTGACTACCACCCAGTCACCGGCCACCCGCCTTCTCGATGGCAGCGATGGCCTTCTCACGCACGGAGTCAGGGACATTGGGGGTGTCCCGCACGATGTCACACAAGGACTTCTGAGGTCCCGTGGCTACTGCCTGGGAGAGGTGCTCCACAAACTCCTCGATCATCGTCTGCTGGAGCACCTCCTTGTCCTTGAGGAACAGGTCGAACACCTTGTCCGCCGGGGCGTGAGGGACGGTGACCTTCTCCGCTGTGAACCCATCCAGGTCGAACGTCAGCACCGCCACCGAGGGGATGCGGTCGATGGAGTCCTGGGACAGCGCACCACGGGTGAGGCTGCCGATGTTGACGACCGTTCTGCCCCCAGGGGTCTGGGTGATGCCCTGGTCCTTGTGCCAGTGACCAAAGCACCACACGTCCACGTCGGGGTACTCGTCCAGCATGTCGTACCGGAGGACATCCTCGGCATCAAACATGGTCGCGTGGGTGGGGCTGGCCAACAGATGCCCAGCCACCACCAAGTAATCCTCATCACCCTTCTTGATGTTGGCGAGACGGGTGAGGTCGTACTTCACCCCGTGGTACGGCACGCCCACCACCCGGACCTTCAGCGCGGGCGGACTCGCTCGGGTGGGGCCTGGGATGGAGAACACGGCCTCATGTTCGTCGTACAGCCGGTGGAACACCTTCGAGGCGAACAGGACCCCAAGGGGTTGCTGGGGGAGGTAGGTGTAGTCACCGTAGACACAGTCGTGGTTGCCGACGTTCGCGTACACCCGACAGGGGTAGTGGGTGTGAGCCATGATCGCCCGCTGGATCATGGCGTGCGAGTTGCGGCCCGGGGCCTTGATGTCGAAGAAATCACCCCCGTCGATCACGGCAATGGCCCCCACGTCCCTGGCAATCTCCCCTACTTGGGCGATCTTCCCTAGAACGGTGTCAGTCCAGTTGTCGGTGCGGGATCTGGGGGTGTGATCCGACAGGTGGATGTCGGTCCTCCACACAAGAGTTATCATGGGGTCTCCTGAATCAGGCGCAATCGCGATAACACTTCATCCACCTTATGCTTCATGTCGGACTCCCAGAGGAGACTTTACGCTCAGAACAGGTCCAGCACACCGACCTCATCGGGAGTGTTGGTGTACAACACCTCACCACTGGTCTTACCAGCCGACGCACGCAGGGTCAGGTGGGGCTTGAAAGGGAGCCATGACGCCCCCTCCCCCTCACACACGATCACCTGACCTTTGCGGTCCATGCACCACTGACCCAGCACGGGGTAGTCCAAGGCAGCGGACCCGAACCGATACCCTGTGCCAGCATCCCCTGTGTACGGGGGGTCAACGAACCATGTCGCCTCGATGTCAGGGGCCAAGGTGTAGTCACCCTCCAGGATCTCCCAATGCTTCACCTTGTGGATGCAGGATGCCATGTAGGGCTTGCTGGCCTTCCATGCCGCCATGAGGTTTGGGGTGACCCCGTACTTCTTGTACTGCCACCACCGTTTGCTGGCCGAGTGGAGGATGTGGAGAAGGTGGGGGGTCTGGACCCCAAGTTCTGGGTCTGGGAAATTGAGGATGTCCTGCTCAGTGGCCTCGTGGATGACCCACCGCCATAGTGCAGCAAGCACCGGGTCACGCTCGATGAGGATGACCCTCCGTTGCCAGTTGTCAGCGTGGAGCGCGTAGGAGGCGGAACCTGCGAACGGCTCTACAATGGTGGGGTGTGTTGGGGGCGGGTATGACGCGATGATCTTCTTCTTGCGTCCGTAGAAGTACCACATTGATGAGACTTTACGCCCTAGAACAGGTCCAGCACACTGGGTTCCAAAGGAACCTCAGGCTGTGCAACAGGCACCTGACCTAGACGTAGTGCGGCTACCCTGTACACCTCGGGATTGACCTCCGCGGTGTACCCAGCCCGACCCATACGAGACGCCACGAAGGTGGCTGTACAGAGACCGCCGAAAGGTTCCCACACCACATCACCAGGGTCTGTGGTGAGGCTCACCTGACGTTCCATCAACGCCACGGGCTTCTGGTTGGGGTGGAATGGCACTCCATCCAGGTGGACCCTCTCGGACCCTCGTACGGCGGGGTGTGTCCACACGTTGGTCAACCCGTGCTGGTGGTTCCACTTGGCCCTGAGCTTGAGGTACCTGTGCTCGTCCAGCACGATGCCATCCCCGGCGAAGTAGGGAGCGCCTTTGGGGTCGCCGTGTTCATTGGCATACGCAGAGAGCTTCTGGAACACCTCCAGGGGAGGCGGATACCACTGGATGTCGGTCCCGAAGTACTTGCGGGTGGCGGCTTCCTTCACTCCACACGCCGTGTTGGCATCCCGTCGGGGCAGACCTGTCCGGTCCCACTCGTCTCTCAGCCAACTCTGGAGGGTCACCGTGTGGCCGTCCTTGTTGAACACCGCCGGGCGGGTGTACCGGGCGCACACCTCAGTCACCACGGGGAGGCTGCGAATGGTCTTGGAGTTGACGTTCCCGGCAACGTGCCCGATCCCCTTGTCCCACGTCACCAGTTGTTCGTAGACCCATCCGTGGGACACCAGCAACGGATGAACGCTGGCCCATCCCACCTCGGTGTTCCAGAACCAGAGGGTGGTCTGCGGGTTGGCCCAGACCGACCACACACGGACGTGAGGCTCGTACCAGGATGGCAGGTCTGTTGGAGAACTTGGATCCCCCTGGAACCCACCGATGCCGTACGCCCCATCCGAGATGATGGTGAGTGGGTCAGGCCAGGAACTGTAGTGGGAGAGGCTATCCCCGAGGGAGATGCTGGAGGCTGTCACAGAGTGACTCTACGCTTGGAGGTTCCTCACGGCCCGGAGAGCGTAGGCTTCACCGCAGATACCGAGGGTGAGGTACTCAGAGGGCATCCAGGCGTAGCCGCCGTCGCCCCAGGACTCACCCCACGAGTTGCGGAGACGGAACTGCACGCCGTCGGCGGTGCGCCGGTATCCCACGAGGGTCACCGCGTGGCCACCGATGGAGGGGGCACCGGGGAGGGGGATGGTGTCTCCCGTGAGAGTCTCCCAGGAAAGAGGGATCCGAACACCGATGACCACGGGGAACCCTGAGGCCAAGGCGTACATCACCTGTCCGGGGTCGATGGTCAGCGGGTCGCTGTTCACCAGCCGGGGTGCATCCGGGTCGAGGTTGGTGGGGCGGGTGACCCACTCCTGACCCCACGACCCGATGTACCGGGTCTCGGCAGCGTAGCCCCTACGAAGGGCTGTCACGCCGTCCGCGATGAGGGCTCCAGCGTCCTCCATGATGTTCCCCTCCATCGCCCGCTCGTACCAGTACAGGGCCATACGGTCGGGACGGAGGGAGGGGAGGCTCTGGTGGGTGTGGAGGATCTCCACTGCCCCAGCGAGGGCGTGGGCAGTGCAGTTACCAGAGATGAGGATCTTCCCGTTGCGTCGGGTGACCAGCGTGTGATGGGTAGGGACCTCCGCGCAGAACACCTCCCCTTGGTATTTCTGCACAGACATCTTCTCGGCACGATCCACCGAGAGACCCTTCCTATTGCACACCGACACCCGGTGTTCCGGCAGAACCCCCCGAACAACCCGACCGTCCAGCATGGTTGCTGTACGAGGGGCACGGATGGAGATTCGGGACTCATCCCCAGACAGAAATACCAGTGTTTGCAGATCCGTCGCCAGCCTGTGTGACCCAGTGTAGTGGCATCGACGCCCATCCTGCTCACACCCATCTCCCGCGAAATGTCCCGCCAGGAACTCCCGGATCAGTGCTCCGCTCAAACGAAACACGAAAGGGGGGACGAATTTGTCCCCAGCCTTGACCCCCTCCAGATCGAGAGAACTCAGGGCATCATAGACCTGCTTGTCCGAGAACGTGAACCGATCTTTGAGCTCAAGGGCATGGACACCGATCTCACTCAGGACGGCCCGGACAAACTCCTTCTCACGGTCTTTGGATGCCGCAATCTGGATTTTGTATGAAATCCTCCCGCGGGCATGCCCCCGCTTGAGCAGGGTCCCTTCCGCGAGGTACACACCCAAGAACCGCAGCCAACTCGCCATAGGAACATCTCGGGAGACGCGGTACACCTTCCGTTTATGGTCCACACCGGGGAGGGTGTATGAGCTTGGCTGCGTCTCACCTTTCCATGTAACCCTGTTCATCAGTCCGAAGTACCATCCCAGGCCCTTGGCCTGGACAAGCTCATAGTGACTGTTGAGGGTCCGGTCGCGCTCGTTCCACTTGCGGACCAACATCTGGTGATCCGGTGTGACCCTGAAATCAAGGGACAGTTCGCTGGAGCCACAGTAAAGCTCACCCTCGTATGGGAACCGAACAAGCCTTGTGGGGAGCTCAAATGTAAGCTCTGACGTGTTTGGGTCCACAGTGGCCAACCGTTCCGTGCCTGTCAGGTGCGAAAACAGCTTGAACCCATCCTCGGTGAGAACCTCGGTGTGATCATCATGACACGAGCCCACTTGCCCTTGGTCATACATGGGAGGCAGACCCCCAAGGATCACGTCGAGCGGGAGCCCGTCGAACCCGATGCCAACCGGCGGGATTCCGACGTGGAGGCGTCCTACAGACTGGGGTGCCCGCCACCCCAGGGGGCGACCACCCAGGGTGGTGGGGAGTGTCACTGCGTCACCGGGTGAAGGTTGTTCAGGACCGGACGAAGGACCCTGCCATCTGCCATGGCCGAAGCCTCGATGGCGCGGACACGGACCATCGAACGCTCACCGACGCTGGCGTAGCCCGCGTCAAGCTGGCACGCCGGAACCAGTCGGTCCGCCACGGCACCCAGGGACTGGATCACCGGGATGAGGGTGTTCCCCAGCCCGATGCCGTTGTCTGCGAGAACTTGGGCGAGGGACACCATGGCAGTGGTGACACCCCCCACTGCCGCATACGCGACACAGCGGTCACCCCCACGGGTGTTGTACGCATCGAGGGCCGTCTGGAGGCGGACTGCCGCATCCTGGACCGCCACGAAGGCCCGATCGACCACGGGACGGGCATCGCCCGGGATGAGGTTGTCCACGATCATCTGGGCCGCAGGGATCGACCACGCGATGGTGTGGAGGACCGTCGAGACGGTGTCCGTCCAGGCCGACGGGGTGAAGACCCCACCGTCACTGGGGGGAGGGGGCTGGCAGGTTGCCCCGATGAGGGAGGCTGCGAGGAACAGGGCGAGTAGACGCTTCACTTGGATGACTCCTGGGTGGGGGGGTTGACCCTGGATTGCTTCAGGGTCTGGACGAGAACTGAGCCGACCAGCGGCCACTTCAGGGTACCCGGAGCGTCGGTGCGGGTGAGCACGGACAGCCGGTCAAGGGCCTTGTGGAGGGCCTTGCCGACGGGGCCAGCGGCCACCTTCGCAGGGAGAAGTCCGTTGATGAACGAGAGGATCGCCCCGATGAAGAGCAGAGACAGGTAAGGGTTGGCGACGATCCAGTTCCAGAGAGAGTTGAGGGATGTCATGGTGTGACTGTCCTTTCAACACCTCCCGCAGATAGGACAGTCACCGACCCCACCAAGGAGGTCCTGAACTTCGTGGATGGCCTCCTCATACTGTGCTTCGAGGGAGGCTGACTCCGACTTGAGGGACTCGGCCAGCTTAGAACGCGCCGTGAGATCCCGCTGGACTTGTCGGATTGTCTCCAGGGCCTGCATCTGCCCCTGTGAGGCACCCGCGTCAGAGAGCGGGGTGGACAGAGCCTCTCGGATCGCCACGCCCTCACGGACCACCTCGGTCAACGGGGCCATCCGGTCCTGGAGACCCCGGATGATGGTGAGAGCCTCTGCCACCTTCTTGGCCCTGACTACCAGGGCATCATCGGGGAGGGTGATGGCTGTGACAGGGGAGAGTTGGGATTGGATGGTGTGGGCTGCACTGAGTTTGGAAGCGAGGTACTGCACCTCGGTGAGCACCTTGAGGTCTGCCAGTAGGTCTTCCGCCCCCGTGGGCATCTCGACCCACCGGACGGGAACGAGGTCACCGACGGCATCGGTGAATGTCTCAATGCCATCCCTCAGAGCCGTAGTAGTGGCCAGTTGATCCTGTAGAGAGGCCACCTCCCGGTCGAGGGCATCGGCCTCACGGGTGAGGATCTCCACAGCGTCGAGTCCTGAGTAGGTGGACTCCAGGGCCTCCAGCTTCGCCACGTCCGAGACACGTACCTTGTGTTCAGCACCCTGAGCCCTTCGCTCCGACTGGGTGTTTCGCAGGGCCTCGTTGAGCACCCCGACACGGGTCACGTCCGCGATGGACTCGGCCAGCACCGAGCCGGGCTCGTCCAGGAGGAACACCTGTCCGGTGAACTGATGGGCGAACTGCGGCCAGAGCTCCCGGCCCGCCGCCTCGATGGGGGTGATCCCGAGGGACTGCACCTCTGGTGGGGGAGCCCCAGCCCCCACCTTGTTGAGTTTCTTGCCGTCTACGGTGTAGCTGTTGACCTTGTCGCCCTTCTCCCAGACGAGGGTGCGACCGTCACCGAACGTGAGGGTGACGGTGCATTGGTCTTTCCCGTAGCGGACGAACTTGGTGCCTCTGGCGTTGGTGACAGCCCCGAACACCGCACGGTGCAGGGCAGACTTCCCGCCGTTGTTGGCTCCCGTGATGACGGTCAGACCCGAGACCTCAATCTCGGCGTCTTCGATACTCTGATAGTTCTGGACCCGGATCTTGACCGTCATGGGGATGCTCTACCGTACGCCCGACTACTCGGCTGAGTCGGTCTCTTCGGCTTCGGCCATGGCTTCCGCCAGGGCCTTCTTCGGGCCACTCCCGATGGAGTCCACCATGGCCATGAGCTCATCGGTGTCGATGTTCTCCGCGGCGTCGGTGTCAGCGATGACCGGGGGCGCTGCCATGATCTTGGGCGTCACCTGTGCGAACAGGGCCGCGAGGAGCTTGGGATCCTCCCGGAGGGCCTTGAGGAACTGGGCCATCCCGTGGGCCTTGAGCTCGCCCGTGGGGGCCGATGACCATGTCAGGTGAGAGCCCGCCTTGGCGACGATCTTGTAGTTGATCGCGAGCTCGGCCACGGAGCGGGCGTTGTCGATGCCCAGGCCAGCGGCCATGTAGTACTTGAACTCGTTGTGGGCGCTGTCGCTCACCTTGTTCTTGTCGAGCTTCAGGATCACCTGGGTGCCGACGACCTTGTCCTCCATCTTGTTGGTGAGGGGGTCGAACACCTTTCCCTTCTCCTTCTGGAGGACCCGGAGGGACAGACGGAGGCTGGTGAAGAACTTCCACGCCTCGCCACCCTGGGGTGCGCTGTCCGGTCCGCCTCCCGACATGGACGACATGGTCTTCCGCATCTGGGAGATGGCGAGGATGGTGGAGTTCGAGCTCGCCATCTGGCCCTTGACCTTCGGGAGGAAGTCCGACCACGCCGCGGCGACACGTCCGGGGCGGTCCTGCTCTCCCACCTCGTCCACGGCTTGGTTGACCTGCTTCTCGGGCTTGCCAGCCCCGACGGAGTCGAGGACGATGAGGTCCACGCCCTCGGAGATCATGACGATCATGGTCTTCATCCCCTCCTCCAGCGTGTTGGGCTGGATCAGGATGAACTTGGTGTCGTCTCCGATGGGCACACCGAGGGACTCCGCGTAGCGCGGCTCCACCTCGTGTTCCCAGTCGATGTAGCAGACGGTCCCGCCGTTCGCGCACACGCTGGCCGCGATGGTGAGGGCCAGCGTGGTCTTGCCCGCGCTGTTGGCCCCGTAGAGTTGCGTGATGCGTCCGCGGGGGATGCCGGGGCACGGGGCGATGCCGTTCTTGTTGATCTTGCCGCCGATGGCGAAGTCGATGACGATGCTGCCCGTGGGGATGTGGGGGATCGTCTCCTTGAGCATGTCCAGAGACAGCGGGACAACGAGGTCCTCCTTGAGGACGGTCTTGAGGGCGCTACGGGCGCGGGTGAGGGCACTGACCCTGGGTGCCGCTGCGGCACCCTTGGTTCCGATCCGTGCCTTGGTGGGGGTAGAAGTTTCGGTGCTCTTTGCCATTGGGTTGGGCTATCCTTGTGGGGTTGTCGGATGAAAAGACGGGAGGGATGAAGCCGCTAGCATTACGCCCACCATGGTGGGCGTAGGGGACCATTCAGGTGCAAACCCCTGATGGATCCTGTGACCAGCGGAAGAACCGATCCTCCTCCCGGTAGATGAGGCCGGATTTCTCGGTCTTGCCCGCCTTCTTCCCTTTGGTGAAGGTGTGCGTCTTGGAGAAGTATTCGAGCTCCACGGGGGTGAGGTCTGTGTCGGTGAGAGCGCCATCCAGGTACTGCCAGAACCTCCCCGCAAGCCGTCCCACCAAGTAGGCGTCGGCCTCGTTGTGGTTGACGTTCCTGCCTTTGCCACCAAGGTCGTGCTTCATCGCTGCGACCATGTCGGGTTTCTTCATCACCCACTTGTCTGGTCGTTTCAGGGACTCACGGGCGTGGGCTTTGACCTGGAGAGGGGAGAAGAACACCACGTCGCGGCGTTCGAGCTTGAGGGCCTCGTTGGAGTACACAAACAGCGAGTACATGCCCTCACTGAATGTCCCCCCGAAAAATGGGGACTCAATCCCAACCCGGTCCGGGTTGTGCGCTTGAATCAGAGTGCGGAGTGTTTCCCGCATAGTTGTGTACCGATCCACGAAAGCCATGCTGGACGGCGTCTGGATCCTCCCGCGGGCCACACATCGGGCGATGCCTTCCGCACAAGTGTCATGCACCGCCCACCCATAGTTGGTGAGGGAGGGGTCACACCCAAGCACAATCACCGCTGCCTCCAGGACTTCCAGCTACGGATGTTGGAAATGTCCCGCCACTCCTCACCCTCAAAATCAACTGCAACAGGTCCCATAGGGCACTCCAGATAGCCGAAAGGCCCGGCAGGGGTTTCCTACCGGGCCTTCGGGGTGTTGCTGGGCTGGAGAACTTGTCCAGCCCAGAGGCTCACTTGAGCATGTCGTCGAGCATCCCGTCGAAGTCGGCGCTGTTGCTGGCGACGGCACCACCGCCACCACCGACCGGGGACGGACCCCCGCCCTTGCCGAGCTTCTCGCGGATCTGGTCGAGCGACAGGTCCTGGGCGATGTCGCGGGAGAGGGTCGCCGCCACCGCCGCAGCGGCCTCGATGATCTGCTTCGCACGCGCCGGGCTCTTCTCCAGGAGCTTGCGGAACAGGCCCTCCTTGCAGGGGCTGATGTCGATCTTCTGGTACTGCGAGTCGGTGCAGGCCAGGGTCATGTCGTGGCACCCGAGCGGGAACTCCTTGTGCCGGGCCTCGACGGCGCGGTACTTGTCGGTGCTCATGATCCAGGGCATCACCTCGAACTGACCCGCCGCGAAGCGGTTCTGGTCCAGGGTGCCGCGGCTGTCCGTGGGCCACACGCACAGGATGGTGGCGCAGTACATCTTGGACGGCGCTCCCCCGGCGAGCTTGACCCACTCGGGACCCTTGTCCATGAAGTACCCGACGCCGGGGACGTAGAGGCGCTTGCACCCGATGAACTTGGGCGACGGCCAGGGACCATCGCTCTTCGCATCGGGGCCGATCTCGGGCTTGCCCTCCTCCAGCCCCTTCCAGTAGACGAAGGAGACGCGGGTGGTCTCACCCTCCTTCCCCTTGTACCGCTTGCTCTTGATGCCGACGCCGTCGTCGTTTTCTCCGAACCCGAACTCCATGACTGCCGATGACATTGTGTGATTCCTCCGCGAGCTTGGTCGTTGGTTGAGGACAGTGCTCGCACACTACATTACGCCCCTGGGTTCACCCCCAGGAGAAAATTCATCCAAGTGCCGAAAAAAGGTCGTCGTCGATGGCCCCATCCTCGAACATGACGGGGGTCTCCTGGAGCTCCAAGGAGCTCTTGGTGTTGGGGATGTTGCTCAAGGCGTCTTCCACCGAGAGCTCAGTGTCACCGGCAAATTCAACCGGGATCTCGGACTCTTCGAGAGCCTCAGGCTCCTCGGTGTCACCCGGGATGGGGAGGTCCTCTTCGGTCGGAGGGAGTTCCTTGGCCTCCTGGTCCTTCTTGTTCTTGAGCACCGTGGCGAACAGGTTGTTCACCTCGTCCTGTGCTGGGTCGAGAGCCGACTCGTGGAGCTTGCGGACGTTGGGGAACGAGCGCCCCCAACGTCCACCCAGGGAGATTTCCTCCTGACAGACCTTGAGTTGGTCCTTCAGCCGTCCCTGTGCGTCCTTCAGGTCTGCGCGCTTGGCCTTCACCACCACGACCACTGCGGACAGGTCCTCGACACAGGCGGTCAGCCGGTCGATCTCCTCGGCCTCTGGCCGCAGACGGTTGCTCGCGATGGCCTCACGGTCGGCCACGTTCCGACCCATACGAACCTCGGGGTCGTTGGCGAACAGGTCCATCTTGGCGAGGTGCATATCAGCCTTCGCCGCACGGAGGGCCTTCTTGTACCTGTGAAGGTCCTGTGAGAGGGACAGGAAGATCCGTTCGCACCGGGTGAGGAACCCCCGGCACTCGGAAATCTTCTGGTTCAGCCTCTTGGGTCCGAGCTCCAGCGGGTCCGCATCGAGCTCCATCTGCATCGTGGCGAGGTCCGTGTAGAACCCGTCCATCCGGGCTGAGTCGAGCGCCGGGTCACTTGCCGTCGTTGGATCCATCGGTCTCCTGGTCCTGCATTGATGCCAGGACGCTCACCAGCATCTGGCTGTAGTTGCTCTTGGTGATGGCGATGTTGCTTTCCGCCACCGACTTGGGGAGGTTCCCGCCTGCCGCCGCGTTGCGGTACGCCGCGAGGTCCGCCTCACGGGCCACCTGCACCGAGGCCACGATGGCCTCCTGCATGGTCATACCCGTGACGCTGTGGGCCTCGTCGCCCTCGTCCATCACCGCCACCACGCCGTTTCCACCATCCTCCTGGGTGGACCGCCACGATGCGCTGAACCCAGCGAAGCTGTCCCCTCGCTGCCCCTTCACGCTCCGGGTGGCCACCACCTTGTTGAACACGAGCCCGTTCTGGACTCGCTTCACCAGTGCCTTGATCTCGTTCTTGGTCATGTGCATCTACCCTTTCGCTGTAGCATTACGCCCGAAGACGCTGCGAAAACAGTGTGTTTCGAGCGTCCTCTCGGTTGTTGTTGACGGCCATCTCCATCGCTCGGTGCGTACCCAGGAGGATGACCTTCTTCTTGGCACGGGTGATGGCCGTGTAGATCAGATTCCGCTGTAGCTGGTGAGAGAACCCCTCCACAAGGGGCATCACCACCACGTCGTACTCCAACCCCTGACACCGATGGATCGTCACTGCATACGCCAGACGCAGGAGAGACCGGGCCTTCGCGATGGGGATGCGGACCATGAGGACGGGCGGGCCGTGGATCTTGATTTCGATCTCCTTGGCGTTCTTGTCGATGAAGTTGACCTTCGCCACGTCGCCGTTGAACACGCCAAGTTTGTAGTCGTTCTTGGACACAATCACCCGGTCGCCCTCACGGAGGATCTCCCCACCAACCGACACCTCATGGAGTCCATGCTGTGCCGGGTTGATGGCCTCACGAAGCCGTGTGTTCAGGTTGGTGACCCCGAGGGTGCCAGCGTGGCGGGGGGAGAGAACTTGGAAGTTGGCCCGCTGCCCGTAGAGCTTCTCGGACAGGGTCACGATGGTCTGGAGGATCTTGTCATCGTCCGTCATCGGGATGAGCCCGAAGTCCGACTTCAACGGGGCCTCTGGGATGCGCCCGTGGAAGATGTCGTGCGCCGCCGTCACGATGGGGGAGGTGTCCGCTTGGCGGAAAATCTCCGTGAGGGCCACCGTGGGGAACTTCCCAGAGGCAATCAGGTCACGGAGCACGTTGCCCGCTCCCACCGACGGAAGCTGTGCGGCATCCCCGACGAACACCAGCCGGGTGTCCGGGCGTGTAGACACCAGCACCCGGTACAGGAGGGCTTGGTCCACCATTGAGCTCTCGTCAATGACCACCACCTCCGCGGGATGGGGGTTGCTGGCGCTGTAGCCCCACTCCTCACCCTCACCCTCGGAGGTTGCACCCTCGGCAGTTGCCATCCCGACCACGCCCGCATAGGTGGTCTCCCGCCCGTCATCGGTGTCGGTTCCCTTGGCCTTGAATGCCCGGTGGATGGTCGCAGCGTTCACCCCGGTCACGGATGCCACACGCTTCGCCGCGATGCCCGTAGGAGCCACCACCAGGGGTTGCACACCCGCCTCGTGGAGGAGTGTCAGCGCCATGCGGAGGGAGGTGGTTTTCCCCGACCCAGGGAGGCCCGTGATGATGGAGACAGCCTCGGTGAGGGCGTTGAGGACAGCCTCCGACTGCTTTGCAGACAGCCCAATGCCCAGGTTGGTACCCACCTGTGAGAGGTACTTCTCACCCGCCTCCCGCAGCGTGATCCCAGGGACCTCTGACCCGAGGATGGCATTCGCATACCGCGTTGCACGATCAGCAGGAATGGCTGCGGTGGTGAGTCGTGCCCGGAGGATCTGTGCCGACCCATCCTCGGTCCTGAACGACCAGGGGTCGTAGATGGCTGTGGTTCCCGGGAACGACCGCTCCACCACAACCTTGGACTCATCCATGAGGGCCTTGAGGCCCACCACAATGTCCTTGTCGGTCATGAGCGGGTCGAGGGGGCGCACCGCACCGAGAAGTTCGCCCGTGGTGAGGTACAGGTGCCCACTCCCCTTGGAGGACTTGGCAGCGTAGGTGATGGCCCCCTTCACCCGGTTGGGGTTCGAGGGTGAGCGGTCTAGGCTCAGTCTCTCGGCCACCGTGTCGCAGTCCTGGAAACTCACCCCGTCGATCTCAACGAGCCGCCAGGGGTCCGTGGAGAGGACATCCTGTGCAGCGTCCCCGAACACGGACCACACCTGTCGGATCTTGCCTTGAGGCAGTCCCAGGTCACCGAGGAAATCCAGGGTCAGGAACTGCGACCGGGCGATCCTCCACTTGAGGGCGATGTGCTCTGCGATGAACGTGGTGACACCGGGCACCTTCCTGAGCTCCTCGGGGTCAGAGAGGGCCGCGAGAAGGTTCCCCTTGAACGTCTCACGGACCCTCGCCGCGAGGGTGCTCCCGATGCCCTGGGACAGCAGCACCTTCTCACAGGTGTCATCGTCCCACCCATTCTTGAGGACGGGTGCCCTGGTGATCTTCACCTGATGGCCGTACTTGGAGTGGTTGTCCCACACGCCCTCGAACCCGAACCAGACCCCCACGGCGACCTTCACCCCAGGGATCTCCCCCCGAACGGTGATGATGCTGGAAGTGTCAGGGGCGGTTGGGGAGAGGGACTCAGCGTCGAGGGACATCCGAAGGATGTAGAACGCTTTGGCTGGATCGTCGTGGCGGATCGAGTGGACCCGCCCCGAGAAGTAGGTCGAGGCGGTCCGGGGGGTCGGGGGCATGGCCTACATTACGCCCCGAAGGCTGTCAGACCGGGTGCTGTGCAGCCACCATCCGGCAAATCTCCAAGTACCTGTCCTGAGTGAAAACGCTCTTCATGCGGTTCACGTCCTTGTGGACCCACTGGACGTTGCCTACGACGTACCCCGCCCCCGAGTCAATCCTGTCCAGGGATGCAGTCTGGGGGTCACGGTTAGGCCCACGGAGGTGCTTGGCGAAAACGAGCGAGATGCCAGAGAGGGCACACCTACGGTTCTGTTGGAGGAACAGATCCCACAGGTACTCGATGGTCAGATTGAACTCCAGAGGGGTACGCCCACTGTCCCCGCTGGCACTACGCTTGATTTCCCAGAAGAAGTTGCCGCTGATGTCGCCATAACCGGCCCATTGGGCATGTGCTGCTCCAGATTTGACCCTGGAGCAACCACACGAGGTTGTGTTCCCGCGAACGAGATGCCCGCTGAACACTGTTCTTTCGGTGCCACACTCACAACGACAGAGGTAGCGGGTGCCCCCACTCCTGGATGTGGCCACCCGCTCTGTTACTGTGAGTTTGCCGAAAACTTGACCGAGGCTGACGACGTGTTTCTTACCGGGCATATCTAACATGCCCCGATAGGACGGCTAGCGATGGCGTGCTAGATTTCGCAGGCCCCACCAGAGCAAGCCAAAACTGCGGAGCCCTCACCCTCGTCACGGGTCTCGTAGTACGAGAGCACGGAGAAGTCCACCTTGGGCATGGTGAGCATGGCCTCGTTGTACTGCTCCTCGGTGATCTCGGCGTACGGCGGGAGCCTGTACTTGGTGCCTGACTCGTCGAAGTTCAGGAAGGACAGGCCGGTGACATCATCGAAGTTGTCCCAGAGCCACTGACCCACCTCCTTCCACTCCTCGTCACGGACGTAGATGGTGGCTGACTGGTTGTGGCCCTTGGTGCTGCACCACGTCCGCATGATCTGGAGGTAGCGCTTGCACTGGTCGAGGGCCTTCTCGTGGTGCCGCAGCTTCGCTCCCTCGGGTGCCTTCACCGGGAATCGGGCCACCCACACGTCCACGTTGTCGTCGTCCAGGTGCTCCTGCCCGTTCTCCTTGAACAGGGGGACGCCCTGGTCACGGATGAGATGGAACAGGGGATCCTTGGCCGAGATGCGGACATGACGGAAGTAGTGGGGCGCGTACCGGGGGTGGAACCCCGAGGCGCAGTCCACGAACTGCGATGAGTTCCCCGAGGGCTTGCCACAGGTGATCGCGGCGGGGGGGTTGGTCTTGAGGTACGAGGTGGCGAAGGTGGCGGTGTCGCAGGCGACGGAGTTGAGGTAGGTCATGGCCTCCTCGTTCTCCGAGAGGGCCGGGTTGTCGCACTGCCCGGTGATGTCCACACCCAGGAGGTTGTCCTCCTCGCAGAGCTCCTTCCACGCGGGACGGAGGTACGGGAAGTGGGTGTAGGAGGCTTGGATCGCGCCCAGCCACGATGCGACCTCCACCTTCTCGGCCATCGTCTCGACGGTGTCGTGGGGGCGCATCACCGCCGCGGTGAGGTTGCAGAAGCTGCCGCCGCCCCCAGCCCCGGTCCAGGGGTCATGTGCCCGCTTGAACCGGAGCTTGATCTCCGCACACGGGTTGCTCCGGAACTCCCCACCGCGCTTCGCGACGTTGGGCGGGGTGACGCAGAAGAACCCGCGCTCTCCCGACCCCGACGCTGCCAGGGACTCCCACTCCCGCCAGAACACCTCGGAGGTGGGGCGTTCCAGGTAGACGGCGCTGTTGTTGGCCATGTACCGGATCGCGGGGAACTTCCCCTTGTTCCAGTCCTTGGCGTCGCGCATCTCGGGGTCATCCACGTCCGAGAACGAGATGAGGCTGGCCCGACGGAAGCCGCCGACCATGACGATTTCCGCGACCATGCACATGATGTCATGTGCCTCGATGGGCCTGAGCCGCCGACCCGCCGCGTTCGAGATGGTCTCGAACGCGAAGTCCAGCACCCGCTTCAGAGGCTCCGGGCCAGACGCCCGACCGCCCTTGGTCTTGAGGCGGGCACCCTTCTCCCGGATGAGGGAGTAGTTGAAGTTCACCCGGCGACCCAGGTGGTACTGCACCATCCCGAAGTACACCGCGTCGGCCCACCCCTCGGTGGAGTCCTGGATGATGTAGTCGATGCAGTCGCCCGTGGGCTGGGCGATCTCCGGGAGGTTGTTGACGAACGTCCGCTCCACCGAGAAGCCCACGCCCGTCCCCTGCATGAGGATGTACAGCCCCTCGCTGAACGCACGGAGGTTGTCGATGGGGAGGAAGGAACAGTTCCCCGTCACCTGACCATTGGCCAGAGTGAAGGATCGAGTGTGCGGCTCCACGACGCAGAACACGTCTCCCTCACCATCCGGGGTGATGCTCTCCACACGGAACGTGGCAGCATTGCCGGTACCGAGAAGAAACATGTGGAGCGGTGCGGAGCGGTCCCCGTAGTTGGTGGGCTCCGGGTAGGTTTGGTCCGCCAGGAACTTGTAGCCCGCGAGAGCCGCGTTTGCGCGAACCCAGGTGATGAGCTCCTCCTGCTGGGTGCTGAACCGAAGGTTGCCAGAGGTCCCCGTGCCGCACCCGTCGGCCAGATACAGACCCCGAAGGAAACCTGCAACGTAGGCAGGATCCGTGGTCGTCGGGAGCTCCTTCCAGGAGACCTTGTCCGCCCCGAGGTAAACCATCGGGTCACCGTCGTATGACGGGGGGTACGAGCACTTGAACTCACTGAAGAGTTCCCCCAGAAGGCGGGCCTTCTTGCCGCACAGGCGAACCTGCGCGTAGGGATGGGAGTCCGCCTTGTTGAGGGTCCCGTCTCCATAGACGAAACCGTGACGCACCCCGTCCATGTCCATCATCTCGTCGCCCATGGCGAGATTGGGGGCGCAGAGCTTGTCCCCCACCTTGAGGGCGGTGGTCTCGGACCCGTCCTGGAGAATCCAGCGGTGGTCGGCGGTCACCCGGACGGCATGGGTCTGGTTGCCATGCTTCCCACCCGTGTGGTGCCCAAGGGTGACCTTGAACAGCTTCTGAACCCCGTAGTGGTGGACAGACGCCCCACGCCACTGGCCGTCACCGGCCAAGACCCGCACCTCGCCCGAGGTGGGGGAGCGACGACGCGGACCCACAGCTTCCCATGCGTCACGGAGGGTGCGGACCCCCTGGTCGGTGACGAACTCCACGTCCCCGGCGAAGCAGTTGTAGCCGCAGACGTTGTCCCGCTCCATCGCAGGACCCGCGCACCACAGGGCTCGCATCGACGGGAGCACGTCGAGGTTGAGGATGAGCTTCTCGACGCGGTGCCGAAGACCCGCGGGGAGCTCACGGTCCTTGAACACAAACTCCGTGTACCTGGACACGGTCTCGGCCCAGTTCTCCCGGCGACCGATCTCGTCCACCCACCGCGCGTACGTGCGCGTGTAGACGAACTCACTCAAAAGATTGGGAAATGGGCTCCCGTCGAGCATAGATGACTCCTCACTCGTGAACAGACGTTGGGTGTTTGCAGGGATTGAACCGGGGGCACCCCGGGACGCCCACCCTGTTGGGGGGTACTGACGCCGGGGTATCAATCAGCAACCGAGGGTCAGTGGGCCAACCGAAGGACCCCGGATTCCAAAATTCCCCAAGGGTTGATAGCTCCCGAAAATACTGCTTCTTGGGACTTCGCAATGACCCCAAGCAGTTCCCGGCACCCATCAACGCCCCAGTTGCGAGCACATGGAAGCACCCTGTGCTCCCAGTACCATGGTGAGGACCCTACCCTCCCAGCAGCACTCGCCGGGGACACCCCTTTGCTGTGCAGATACGAAGCCTGGAGCCATCGGAGAACCGACGGAGTGATGGATCTCCCACACACTTCGATGGTGGGGTCACCCTTCTTGGACTTCTTGTACCGGGCGAGCTCGTCAGAGATGGCTCTGCGGTTCCTTGTCCCAAGGGCGTCTACCAGGGGTCCACCGTCCAACTCCGAGAGTGGTGCCATGGTGGCTTTGATGTGGACCGGCTCCAGGGCCTTCACACCAAGGGCTCTGGCGAGGTGGAGGGCCTTGTCGATCTCGAACGAGACAACCCCAAGGTCGTTGCCCACCTTCTTCACCAGCGCGCGGGCCAGTGGCTCGGGGAGGCTCACACCCTGGGACTTGCAGAGCTCCCGGGCGTAGTCCGCCGCGTGCTCGTCCATCTTGTAGAACGGGGGGAGGGAGAACAACTTGGTGTTCGCCGCTGGGAACCCGTCGAGGATGCCCCCGCTGGGTTTGTCATCCTCGGACACCAGCAACAGCAACAGGTACGGGCTTGGGTCGTTGAGGTGGTCCGCCACATCCTCGGGAGCCACCTTCTCGGGGTGGGTGATCACCACGAGGGTGTGGTTTGAGAACAGCACCCCGACGGACGAGAGCACACCCTGGAGTCCGTTGCGGTCGGTCCCATCGAGAGGGTGGATGAGGTAGCCGTCCTTGGAGAACTTGGAGATGAACTCACGGATGAACACACGACGGCGGTGCTCATCCGTGCCCGCCACCAACAATGCCGCGGGATTCTTCACAGGCACAGGAATGCCCGGTGGTCCGCCAGGAGGAAACTGCTCACCACCCTTGCAGGCGTGAGAGGTGCCGGGCCGAACAGTTCCCGGAGGTTGTCCCAGAGGTGGGTGTACTTCGGGTCGGGGGTGGGGACGGACATCCCAGGAGCCACCCTTTCCACGACTGACCGAAGCAGGAGGTCCAGGTTCTGGTTCTCCCCCTTGAGCTCCTCCACCAGAGAGACCCAGTCCCCCTCCAGGTAGGACTTCAACACCACCTGGGCGGACGCCTCGTAGCCCTCCAACCGGGATTCCGCCCCAGGGCAGAACTGAAGGACACACCTGGACTTGAGGGTGTTGGCGACCCCACCAAGATCCCACGCCCACAGGAACGGTCGGACCCCCTCAGGGTTGAAGTCCTCGATGGTCTTCAGGAGGACATCACTGGTGGCAGATGACACCTCATCCACAGGACCAACGAGAACCGACCCCGTGGCAGCACCTCCAGGGAGCCCCCTGGAGATGAGTGAGGTGAGCTCCCGAGCTCCCTCCTTCTTGAGGTCCGACCCTGTGAAGGGGATGAGCCTCCCGTGTGAGAGAGCCGCAGCGTGACCCACAGCTTCCGCATCAGGTCCGTGATACAGAACGCACGAAGTTGGGATGTACACAGAGGGGACCCTACAGGTTGTGGGGTTGACGGCTGTTACGGAAGGTGCGGAACCCACAGACGCGGGCACCCTTTTCACAAGGTGCCCCCCGACTCCAGAGCCTGAACCAGTAGTCACTGAAGATTTCCCAGTCCGTCCCGAAACAACCACCACAAGTACGGTTCTTTTCCGGCTGGTTGGAGGTGGTGGTCACCCGCGACTTACGCCCACATTGTGAACCTCACCCTGAGAAGTTCACCAGGGGGAGCCACAGGGATGCCGTGAGGTTCCTTCGGAGGTACGCCTCCACAAGGTTCCTGGACATTGGGTTCCTCCACCCGTTCACATAGGTGGGCGTGATCGCCACCAGTTCTGTGAGGGTCGGAACCACCACTGCTTCCCATAGGTCCCCCATCCACTTCGAGTTGGACGGCTGGAGGAGAACAAACCGTGAGGGATGTGCTGGTGTGGTTGTTGGGAACACCACTCTCAGGTCACCCTTCAACAAGGCCCAACAGTCCTGCACCAACCCCTGGAAAGGGATGATGGTCTGGTCGAGATTTGAGGTGCTCACCCTCCTCCATGAGGATAGGACAGCTAGCCAAGGACGAAGGTCTCCTACCCACCCCCTGCTAAGAGGTGGTCTGACAGTCCCAAGGCTGGTTCCTCTCAGAGGGTGGTGTCTACGGTGTCTGTGTCGTCGCTACTACTACGGGTACAGAGAGCAGAGGGAGTACAGGTACAGAGAACAGAGGGATCAGAAACAGAGGGAGAACAGAGAGAACCAAGGAGAACAGAAACAGAGGGAGAACAGAAACAGAGGGAGAACAGAGAACCAAGGAGAACAGAAACAGAGGGAGAACTAGGAACTGCTTGGGTTGTGGTGTTGGTGATGTTCATGGTGTAGTGATTGGATCTAACAACCTTCACCCCTTGAATCCCTGCTAAGGTTCACCCTTACGGTATGAACTTGTTCCCTGAGTCATCCAACGGGAACTGGGGGGCTTGAAGGCAGTGGAGAGCGAGTCTTCCGTACCTCTCTCCGGGGCCTCTTTCGTAGGCACCTAGCTGTGGAACCTTTCAGGTACCGTGGGGGTAGGTGGAACCCGATACTCACCAGGAGGGGGGAGCCTGATCCACTGGCCTTCTCAGGGGCTTGGGGAACAACCTCGTTGGTGTCTACAGGAAGCCTGGGTCCTCACGGCGATCTTCGGCAGCGTCCACTATGAAGCCGGTTTTAGCGACCTCCTCTGCGACCTTTCGGTCTGGAGTCCGTCGGGCACCCCTGTTGGTGAGGTGTCCGTATTTCCCCGGGCTATTGTTCCCATCACGAACCCTTTCCAGGGGGCCGGTATCAGGGAGGTCCAGACCGGGAGGGGTCTCCACTCCCCCACTCGTTGGTCCTGGAGGACTCACGGGGTGGGGTGACGATCAGCGCCGGGGTGTAGACCCACCCCCTCGGGGAAGTCAACGGGGAAATCTCAGGATGATGACGTGCCACACAAGGACCAGGGAGAACGCCCCAAGGACCCACCTGAGGAGATTCCTCCGGGTGTTGACCCCATCCGTGACCTCATCGTTGATGACGGACTTTTCCAGCAGGTTCAACCCCACCCAGAACAGCCACCACTTCAACGAGGCGTACACCAGGGGGGAGGTCTCCCAGGCTTTCCGCATGAACAGGTTGAGCTCGAACGAAGTCCCCTGTGTGAGGGCGTGGGCCGTCAGGATGCCGTCCACGTAGTTCAACCACTTGCACAGGTCCTGGAGTCCCCGTACCCCGATGGGGAGGGGGACTGGGACCCAGCGCCGGTCCTTGGTTTCTGTGGTCGGATCCATGCCCAACTGTGGGCAATAGGAACTCCCGTGATTTACACGTCCAGAACCTGCACTGTTGTCGCAGAGTTGTAGAACCGGATGCCCATGTGTTCGACCAAGCGCCCACCCGTCTCATGAATATGGCCGAACAGGTGGACCCTCACCCGATGCGGAAGGTGGGTCAGGAGCGACAGGAGCGGGCCGTTCCCAGGGTGGCACCCCCCGAGGATGTGTCCGGGCGGGGCGTGGGTGAGCAGCACCTCTGGGTTGCCCTCCGTGAGGGTGCGGAGGGACAGGTCTCGGAGCTCGGGGATGAACACCTCTCGGTTCCACTGCCCCCCGATGTGCGGGATGTGCCCGAACCCTGCGAAGCGCACACCACGGAAGTCCACGCCCTCGGGAGTCACCTCCTGGGCATCCACCCCGTCTCGACGCAGCAGCATCGCGAGGTCCGCGAAGTCGTGATTGCCCGGCACCAGGAGCACGGGCTTCCCACGAAGGCGGCGGACGATGGACGACCCCTTGTAGGTGTACCAGCGCATCTGGTGGGGGATCTCAAACGTAGGCTTCCCCCACACACTGTGGTGGTCGTAGCCCATGTACGGGAAGATGTCCCCGGTGAACACCCACAGGTCCGGGGGTTCCTTCACTTGGTCGAGGATCTTGTAGCCACCGTGCATGTCCGAGACGTGTGCGATTCTCATTGGAATAGTGGGTTCACCGCGGGGACCGCGGCTTCCACCCTTTCGTTGGCGCTGTGTGCATCGGCCACAATGGCCTCGCACCCCAGGAAGTTACGCCCAAGAGACACTGCGGACACCCCGGTGCTGCCCCAGCCACAGAACAGGTCCACCACCATGTCGCCAGGGTTGCTGTGCGTGTTGACCAGCCGGTCCATCAACTTCTCGGGTTTCTGACACGACCGCTTGGGACGCATGAGCTCGGGGCAGTCCTCGATCACCGGGTCCACGTCCGTCCACACGTTCCCCACCCGCTTGAACTCGGACAGGGCCGGGTAGTCCTTGTCAAAACCCGCGTAGCCTCGCTTCTCGTCCAGGTACGGCTTGTTGAACGTCACCTCGGTGCGCTCGGGTGACCGTGACATCCACACGATCTCCTCCCTCGCGTACAGGTAGTCGTGGGACTTGCCATAGGCCCTCCGTTTCTTCCACGTAACAAGGTTCCGCCAGTAGAACCCTCCCGCCTCAAGGCGTTCAACTACCTGAAACAGCGGGTGACTCCCGTGCCTCCCGAGGGCGCTGAAGAACACCAGGGAGCCCGTCGGGGTGAGCTTCGGGAGCGCCCGGAGGAGGATGGCAGACAGCCACTCCGCGAACGCCCGCTCCGTGGGCCATTCATTGTCCCAGGCATCTCCAACGATCCCAAAGTACGGAGGATCGGTGAGGAGTAGCTGGACGGTGCCGTCTGGGATCTGGTCGAGGAGGGTGTCGGCGGTGCAGGGCAGGACGTAGGGGCTCACAGAGCCACCCTACGGGTCTACGTCGTCGGTCTCGGTGACCACGTCGGCGTAGGTGGTCTCCTCGTCGGTGACATCGCTCTCGGGAGTGTCCGCGGACTCGGGGGTCTCGGGCTCACCCTCGTCGTCGCTCTCCTCGCCCCTCTCCGAGGCGTAGGGGTCGGCGTTCGCCACCACGGGCGTCAGGGCGTTGTGGAACGCCACATGAGCCTCCCAGGCCCCGTCCTGAGGGCCTCCGTGGGTCGGGCGCGGGGCGATGCACACGGTGGCCATCACCGAGGAGATGACGGCGTACTCCGCGACGGCCTGGACCACCCGGTCGCCCTGTTCGCGGGTGATGGTCCCGGCGCTCAGTTGGTCCATCATGTCCGAGACCTGATTGGACATCCCCTCTTCGCCGTAGCGGCACTTGATGGCCGGGTACTTGTCTTCGAGACAGGACCGCTTCCCACTCAGCACGGTGAAGTCGATGTCCGCGAGCGCAGACATATACTCGCTCTTCGGGAGGGCCTTGACGCGCTCCCACATCTTGGCGCTCTCCGCGGCGCGGGCCATGCTGTCGGAGAGCAGGGCCTTCTCACCCTCCACCGTGGGGCTGTCCCCCCAGCCCGTGTAGTTGGGACCGCCGAGAGGGAGGACGGCCTGCCACGCATCCTCCCGGATGAACGCCCACGCGATGATGCGCGCATCCCGCCCACCACTACGGCCCTCGCCCTTGTTGTTCTCGATGCGCTGCAACAGCCGCGCGTTGCGGGCATCAGCATCGTGGGCGGGGTTCACGGGCGGGTACGGGCCGTCCTTCGGGGCGACCTCGAACCACACGTCCAGGGATGCCCGGACCACCGGGTCCTCCCCCAGCTTGTCCGCCGCCGCCACCATGTCCGCGTGGTACTTGGGGCCGTGCTCGTACCGCTCGGTGACCTTGTACCGGCGGGCGAGGATGGGCTGGATGGCCTTGTACCACTCGTAGCGCTTCGTGTAGTCCCCGTGGAAGGTCACCCGGACCAGCCCGTAGGCGATGCGGTTGACGATGGAGCCGGGGATGAGCTTGCCCTCGGTGACCGCACGGGTGGTGATCTTCAGGATCTTGCGCCACGTCGGGATGCCCTTCGGCACCTCTTCCCCCGCAGCCCGGAGGCGTCCCTCCCACAGCGCGTCCCACCAGCCCTCCGCGGGCATCCCCTTCGTGACGGGCGGGTCGTGGTAGGGGTTGTCGCCCTGGGGGATCTCGATCGCGTCCCGGTTGAACTGGGCGAGGGCGAGGTCCACCAGGATCTGGTCCTCGGGGTGGACGTTCTCGATGGAGCCGTAGTCGTTGTACTCGGCCCGAAACGGGATGGACCGAAACGACCACGCTTCACCGTGGCGGTCGGAGTGTGCGTAGGGGGAGGAGGAGAGGAGGCACACCCGGACCGGGGTGCCACCCGTCACGGGGAGGTGGGAGAGAAGGCAGGTTTGGCTGAAATGACCCATGCCCGTATTACGCCATACGGGCACCTTGGATCACATGTTTTCCTTGTACTTCTTGTTGTACTCGCGGCGGGCCGCGGAGCCGTTGCTCCCCGCGTTGGCCGAACCGTAGCCCTTGTACATCGGGGTGTGGTCGTAGCAGCCGCCCTCACCGTCGGGGGTACACGGGGGAGAACCCGGACCCGGTGCGGCGTCGTCGTAGTCCTTCGCCTTGGGCTTGTAGCCCTTGCCGCCCCAGGGACGGCCTGCGAGGATGGCTTCCTCGTCTGCCTTCTTGATGAGGGGCAGGATCACCGGACGGAGCTCGGGGTTGGCGCTGGCCAGACGGATGAGCTTCGCCCGCAGAACTTGGTCGGCAGCGGTGTGGATGCTTGCGGACTTCCAGGCACCACCGCCACCGCGGGCGAGGGCGGCGAGCTCACGCATGTTGTCCATGTTGTCCAGGAACGCCGGGTGCTCCGACTTGAGCACCTGTGAGATCAGCGTGGGGAACCGCCCCATGTTCACGGTGACGGTGTCCATCCTGGGCTTGCCCCAACCATCCGAGAGGGGCTTGCCGTGCTCATCCACGGCGGGAACCTTCTTGAGAGTTCCCGGGCTCATGAGTTGGGAGATGAAACCACCCGTCACACCGAAGTCGGCTGCAAGCTGTGTGGCCGACGTGCTTGTCCCCGTGGTGGCGAGGTCCGTGAGGTACGTCCCCACGATGCTCTTCTCCAGGTCCGAGAGGCGGGAGGTCTCATCCACCCAGTCACGCATCCAGTCGAACACCTCCTGTGCGGCGGGCTCGCGGGGGTTCGCCAGCACCACGGCGATGACGGCCCCAAGGCTCCCCATGTCCATGGTGTCGGCGTTGAAGTCGCCCTCCTCATTGCCGTCCGGGAGCATCCCTTCGGCCACCGCGTTGGCATCGGCCTTGTCCTGCACCTTCTTGTGCTTGACGACGTTGATGGCGAGGTTCTTGGCGAACCGGATGATGCGGGGAGAGAGCTCACCGATCTCGATGGCCCCCGACACGATGTCCTGGGCCTTCTCCTTGAACGCCTTGCCCGCGAGGTAGAAGAGACTCCCACGGGCGGTCTCCATCAGCGCCTCGGCCATGTCCTCCGCGATCACGTCGCTGGCGTCCAGTCCGTACGCCTTGACCACCGAGTTGGCCGCGCCCCAGGCCGACTTGAACAGGCCCGAGGAACCCACGTCGGTCCAGGTGGACGCGGCGGGGTCCACCAGCGGATCCACCTCCAGGAGCATCCGGGAAACCGCACGGGTCAGGCCCCGCACCCCAGCGCCCGATGCCTTGTTGGCCACCGTGCCCCAGGGATGGCCCACCAGACCCTCCAGGAACTGAGCCCGGGCCAGCATGTCCAGGTTGGAGAGGAGGTTCCCCGAGGGGAGAGATGCCGTGTGCGTGAGGTACGCCAGCACGGCCCGGCGGGCTTGCTCTTGGGCTTGACGGAGATTCATTGGTTGGTCCTTGGTGTCAGGGGGGTAGGTTCCCCAAGCCCCCGTACAACATGGGGGGATCGTGCCTAACCCAAGCAACCGTATAAGACCCCTACCGAATCGGGGGTCCCTGTCGATTTCACTAAAGACCCCCCGGCGAGAGTTGTTCATTGGGTCGGCCCCACAGACCGTCCTTACCTACATTGTAGCAGGATGTGTGCCAACCGATTTCACTAAAGACCCCCCGGCGAGAGTTGTTGGGGGTTGGGGGGGTCCGCACCCCCCCAACCCAGGAATCGGGAGACCTCCGAACGATTTCACTAAACACCCCTGAACGAGAGTTGTTAGGGGTTGGAAGACACCACAACTGAGGGCCATTGAGGCCCCAAGGAGACACCATGAAAGCGAGAGACTTGAAGGCCGGTGACACGGTCACCCGGCCCGCCACCCAGCGAGGTGAACCACCGATGGTCACCCGCACCGTGGGGACGGTCGCCCCCATCCCCGGCGCGGACGGCGTGCGGGTGGTGTTCACCAACGGCACCACCCTCCTCTACCCCAACGACAACAACGTCTGAATGGCCACCAAGACCAAGACCGCCGAACAGAACCAGGATGAGCGAGCACGAAGTGCTCGCCATCCTCATGGATGGGTCACACGCCCGAACCATCCGGGACGGCCACCGGCAATGGTCCTCCGGGGAGCTCCTGTCGCAGGGGGTCACCCGCGCTCAGTTCGAGCGGTCCCTCCGGGAGCTCAACGCCGACTTCAAGAAGGACATGATGGCCCGGAACCTCTGGAGGTTCCTGAGCCCGTCCCGCTGAAGAATCGCCCGTCCGCTGTCGATTTTCGTTGTCAGGCTTTGGGAGCCTAGTTTACGCTCCCCCTCATAACCCAAGGGTCTGAGACCCCAGGGACAACCCACGGAGACCCATCCATGTCCATCCTCCACATCGTTCAGTCTGCTTTCGACTCGTTTCTCACCGGCAACACCCCCGCCGCCACCGCTGCCCGCGAAGTCCTCTACGACGACGCCCTGGCCAGCTTCGGGGGGTCCCGCACGACCCTGGCCATGGCCATCCGGGAGGTTCTCCACGGGGCCAGCACCCTCGCCCTCCCCGAGGTGGTGGTCGAGACGGTAGCACCGCGAAAGCTGAACGCCACCGCGGTCTGGCTGGGGCAGAACCAGAGGACGGTGTACTCCACCCTCATCGGCCACCTGTCGTCCAAGATGCAGCGGTCGAGCGAACTGGGGGTGGTCGAGGATCACGTCCAGGAGTTCCTGACCCGGCTGGTCAATGACGACCGGCTCGCACCGCTGCTCACCACGGGCGAGACCCCCAAGCTCGCGGTCCTCCGGGTGTGGGCCTACCAGTCGGCCTGCACCGAGCTCCGTCGCTGGGGCGTGGACGCCGCCCTCCGGGTGACCCGCAACGCCAAGACCTCCCGTGAAGTCCAGAAGGGGAAGGACTTCCAGCCGGTGCAGTCTGCCAACGCGGCGTGCGAGGTGTTCACGGTGTCGGATGACGGCACCGAGAGCACCCAGGACCTGTGCGACCCGATGGCCCCCTCCCCCGAGGATGTCAGCGCCCAGCGGTCCCGCATCGACCATGTTCGCAACACGCTGATCCGCAAGGGGCATGGCCACCTCGTCCCGGTGGTCGAGGGCCTCTTGGAGGGTCGGACCCTCACGGACCTTCAGGACGCCTTCGGGGTGTCCGAGGGCCAGATCACCACGGCCCTCCGGGGCCTCCAGGCGTAGCCCGGACCAACATGGAACCCGCCATGAACTGCACAGCCCGATGGCTGTGCAGCAACCCCTCCGTGCGCTCTGTGCTGGTCAAGCACCTCAGTCACAAGCTCGTCCCCTCGGACCAGATGGGTCTGATCGAGGAGCACGTCCAAGGATTCCTGGTCCGCCTCATCGAGGCGGACCGCCTTGCCTCCCACATGGGTGAGGGTCGCGAGGTGAACATCAAGGCCCTTCAGGTGTGGGCCTACCAGAGCGCGTGTACGGAGCTCCGGCGGTGGGGGGCGGACCCCTCCACCCGTGCGTCGCGGGGTGCCAAGACATCCCGCGAGATCCAAGAGGGAGCCGCATGGAAGGTTCGCATGGCACCGTGCCCCGCAACCCAGACGGCCCACACAGAGCCCGTGAACACAAACGTGGTGTTCCAGTTCGACCGGGAGGAGCCCACCCCCGAGGTGGACTACTGCGACCCGAACACCCCGAACACCCTCGACACCCTGTGTCGTGAGACCCAAGCCGGGTTCATCGCCCGCGTGCTGGAGACGACCGAACACTCCATCTGCATCCCGGTGCTCATCGGTGTCCTCCAGGGGGAGGACCTCATGGACCTCTGCACGCTCTTCAACGTGACTCCGAAGCAAGCCTTGGTCGCGGCCCGGCTCGTGGGCCGTGCGACCCGCTCTCAGGAGAGGTAGGCGACCACTTCGTAGGCCCCGCCGTCCAGTTGATACCACTGGACGGCGAGTGCCGAACTTGTGATGTCTGTCGGGCTGAACGGGTCACTGGGGTTGGACATCGCAAGGCTGATGTTCATGCGACCCACGGGCTGTCGCAGCGGGAGGCTGTTGATGACCTCACCCCACTCCATCCCGTTCGCCGCGAGGACCTCACTGGCCTTGCCCAGCGCCGCACCCGGAGAGTTGAACCGACCGTTGCCATCCATCCCGGCCTTGATGAGGGCCGCGTTGGTGGCACCTCTCGTCTTTGGGGCGATCCGTGCTGCCGCTGCGGACAGGTATCGTGCAGCGACTCGCTGGGGACTGACAGTCATGATGAGCTCCTGTAGGAGTGAAGGAATAGCCCAAGTATGAACCGCCCGATCTACCGCATCTTCGTGGACACCGAGCGGCGGCTCATCGACACGACCACCATGGCCTACACGGCATGGGGCCTCGATGGAGAACTTCACCTCGGGATGGACAACCTCCGGGATTTCCTGGGGATCTCCACGGAGGGGGCACACGGGGCTCTCAAGGACGCGATGGACTGCCGTGAGGTGTTCTACCGCGCCCTCTCCCCTCGCCGCGGCATCATTGCACGCCTCCGCGACTGGCTTTTCGGGAGCCCGACGACTCCGACCCTGTAGAGCTTCAGTCCCCCGGACGGTTCACCCACAGACCGTGGGGGTACCCGCGGGCCTTCAAGGCGTTCGCCGTCCCAGGTCCAGGAACCCCGTCCTCGGTGATGCCCAGCATGTGCTGGACACCCTTCCAGAACGTGATGTCATCGTGGGCATCATAGTTGAAGCCCTTGTACCCAGCCTTGAGGAGCGCCTCGAAGATGTGGTCGCCAGGGTCGCCCGGCCCACGGTTGTGGGTCTGGTTCCGGTGTCCATACACACCCACCACGGACTTGGCGGACTCGGCGTTCGCGATGCGCGGGATCACTCCTCGCACGGGCTTGCCGAGAGGACCCATCGGCACCTGTCGGGGGATGGGGTTGTCACGGTCTGCGAGTTCTCGGGTGAGGAAGTCCAGGAACTTCACCGCCGTGGCGATCTGGCCCTCCCAGAGGTCGCCGTTGGATTCCTGGACCAACTCGATGCCGATGGTGAAGGGGTTCACCGACGTGGCCTGCCATGTGTACCAGACCAGGGGGTCGTTGGAGACGATGATGGTGCCGTCGGTGTCGATGGTGTAGTCCCACGACACGTCCCGGGATGTGTTCGCTTGGTACTTGGCGTACGACTCGGCACGAGTGGAGGGCGGGGCGTTCCCAGGACGGAGCTTGCCCTCTTTCCCATGCACCGTGTGCATCACGATGGCCCTGATCCACTTGGTCCTGGGGTTTGTGTCCGTGGTGCGCGGCACCTTCGGGTCATCGAGCCACGAAACCGTCTCCAGACCATGAGTCTCGACCTTTCGACCGCTGAGAACAATGGACATAGGGCACCTCTCAGGAGGTGAGAGTCCTATAGCCAAGTCAGACTGCGGCGAGGGTCTGGCCTCGGGGAACCATGAAGGTCGAGTACGGGATGCCGGTCAATGGGTCCAAATCGCTCCCGCACAAAATTCCACCTGAAGCGGCTCCTGGTGATGCGAGCCTCACGCCCTGTGCCCCCGACACCACTGCCGTCCCGGTGATGGCCCGGATGGTCACGTCGGTCTGGGCCGTCTGTGTGATGCCCCCCGTGGCGACCGTGATAGATGCGTTGCCAGCGGCGAGGGTCATGTCTGCACCCGAGACAGAGTCAATTTCCAGAGAGTTGCCCCCGGCCCGTGCCTTGAACCGACCCAGGTTGGTCTCGTAGGTGAGGTTGCCCTGACCGATGATGCTGGTGGTGTGGTTGCTCCCGGGGAGTTGGAACTCCTCGGTGCGGCTCCCGTACACCATCCGGTAGCGGTCCACCACACCACCAAGGTTCCCCGTGGCGGGCGTGGACGAGAAGGTGACTTGGCGGGATGGGCCGTTGGTGGGGTCGGCGTTCTCGGGACCACCGTAGTTGACCGTCTCGCTGCCCGTGATCACCACGGAGTGGGTCTGGGCGGACAGGGACACGTTCTGCCCAGACCGGATGGATACTTGGTTCTGTGCGTTGAGATTGATCGACCCGGTGTTCGCGATGTTCACCGACTCGGTGGCGTTGATGTTCACCGCCGCGTCGGAGCGCATGAGCACCCCTTGCGTACCGTCCACCACCACACTGGGGGTGACGTTCCCCAGGCTTGGTGTGGCCGACTGGGCACCCGTGGTGGAGTTGATGCCGCCGCCGCCTTGGATCACCACGGCACCCGTGGAGCTCCCAAGGTTCAGACCCACGTTGCCTGGACCCGCCGTCCCGTTGATGCGAATGCCCCCGGCGAGGGTCAGGTCCAGCACCCCACCGATGGTGAGGGAAAGGTCCCCCTCGGTGGCGACCTCTGCGGACACCGGGCCTCCCGCAATGTACGCTTTGAACCTTCCGTCCTTGGTGAAGGACGAGAAGCTCGATGAGGTGACACCGTTGGGTCCGGGCACCACGGACACCACCCGGTGCATCGTCGCCGCGTGATCCTTGAGGGGTGAACTCAGAGCGTTCACCATCCCAGGAGAGACGTTCCCCGAGGCATCCCGGATCTGTGCCTTGAGGGGGATGCCGTACAGAGGGCGACCCAGGAAGCTGAATGGGTCGTTTCCGACCACGGACCCCATCACCCACTCGACGAACGGCTGGCGTCCAGACCCTAGTGGGTTGCCCTCGGAGGGTGCCGCGGTGGGGAGTCGTTCACTGTCGAACCCGTCGGTCTGTTCAGTGACCGGGAGGACCCCGTTGGAGGTGTGGGTGATCTCGACGCGGTACTCGGTCAGGGACTCCACAGGTGGGGTGTTGAACTTCATCGACCGGGCGATGGCGTTGTCCGTTTGGCCGTTGGCGGCGAGCCCGACCCGGTACATGGCCTTGCCACCGTAGGTGGTGTTGGACACACCACCTGGAAGGTCCGAGTCGGTGCGGTACCCACGGGTGTCCGTGAGCCCCCCCCACTGGAGAAACACAAACGGGTCAAGACGGGCAGGGATTTCCCCCCGGTCCGCCTCAAACAGGGACTCCGTGGCCCCGACGGTGCGGGCGAAGATCTGTCCCGGGGTCATGAACCTGTCGGGGAACTGGGACTCCCCGAGAAGCTCAGAACCTCTTGGGGTGTTGTCGTCGATGGTCTGTGGGCTGTTGTCCCAGTACGTCCCATCACTGAACATGGTGGACGGGAGAAGCCTCGCCTCACGGTGGACCATCCCGGAGTACACCCGGGCACCCGCCATCGCTTGGTAGTTCTGGAGAGACCGGGTGACCAGGGCTTGGTCTGCATCGCGGAGACGGATCTCGTTGCCCCGACGGTTGGTGAGAAGGACGCTCTCGTCCAGGACCATGTCGCTGCCCTGCGAGGAGCTCGCGAACACGTTGCCCGGCCCGAGGTGCCGCATCTTGAAGCGCACCCGCTCGAACGTCCCCGACGTGACCGTGCGGTCGCTCGGGGTGTCCATGTTCTCCCCGCGCTCCATGGCTTGGTGGGCGATCCACTCGTGCCCCATCCATGCCGCCTGGGGAGCCCACCCAACGATGATCGGAGTCTTGGAGCTCGCGGTACCGGCGCTCTCGCGCATCCCCCAGCCGACGTAGCAGATGTCACCCCGCTCGGGGAGTGCCCCGAAGAAGTGTCGCTTTCCTCCGCAAGGGACGGTGATGTCTACCCCGGTGTACTCGGACACCTGAGACTCCCCAGTGAGGACCACAAGCGTACACTTGAGCTCCTCGTACTGGACCTCTTTCACTCGGGCCAGACCAATGGCCAGCGCCGCCCAGTTGGTCGAGGGGTTGGTGGCACTCGCCGCACCCATCGTCCTACGCATCTCGTGGTCAGGGATTCTTCCAGCCATGTTTGTACCCTACGACCGGGCATAACACAGCTATGCCACCAGACCACCCACCCCCAAGATGGGAGGACCTGTCCCCTCGGAACAGTTGGACCTCAAATTGTCTCCCCTCACCGCGGGGCTCTTGGTGTTTCTGTTCTACCTGCTGTTTGGCCAGGGGCTAGTGTGATCCGTAGCTCCCATGCCATCTGCCGTGGCAGCACTTGGTACGGGACCCTCCGGCCCGTCACTGGGGCCAGATGGCGTCCAGACACGCTGTACCACTGCCACGGACTTGGTTTCCGCACGTTCCTGCGTCTCAGGGAGACCGCTCATGAACCTACGGGAGAGACACAAGCTCCGAGGTGAATCCTTCACGGTCTGGTGCGAGGTGGGCCTCCGGTTCCAAGATGCCCGAGGAATCACCCGTGGGAATGATGGTGGCGGAACCCTTGGGTTCAGGACGTGGCGTAATACACGGGAGATACTACCATGCCCACCCGAGCCAATCCGCAGTCCAGGAACATCCGTGGCGGTAGCTGGTACACCAAAGCCATCCCCCGAATGAACCGTGACTACTGCGGGTCCTACTGTTCAGACCAACTCCAGGGGTTCCGTACGTTCCGCAACGCCCGTGAGCCGATGAGAGTGTCCCCGTGAAGCGCTGGAGGAACCTCAATGAGAGGTACAAGCTCCGGGGTGAGTCCTACACGATCATCTGTGAGGTGAGCCTCACGTTCCGCGATGCCAAGGGCACCTGCGCCGCGGGCTACGGTGGGGTCTCCCTCGGGTTCCGCACGTTCAGGGGGGTCCGACAGTCTTTCCTGGATCCCCAGTGAAGGTGAAGGACAGACCCAACCTCCGGGGCGGGTGCTGGTTGAACAACTACGCAGCCCAGCACACCACCACCTATTTTGTCCCTGGTAACCCCGCGGAGTACAGCGAGCCCTACGGGGGGTTCCGGTGTTTCCGTCGTTGCCGTGAGCCCCGAAGGACACCGTGACTGACACCCCACCCCGACTGTTGTACGCCCGCAAGGGCGGCGGCTACAGCACCGCTCAGGACACGGGGCTGGTCAACGGGTTCCAGGTCTGGAATCACCCGACCCTGTGCTACATGGACTTCGTTGGGTTCAGGACGTGGCGTAATACACGTCAGGTGAAACCGTGAGCTATGCCCAATTGAACAAGGACCAGACCCGCTACCTCCGGGACATCGTGAAGGGGAAGGTGGTGGCCGACCTCGGGTGTGGCCGTGGGCTGCTCTCGAAACTCATGGCCCGGTGGGGTGCCTCCATGGTCCACGGGGTGGACAAAGAGTCATCCACCCATCATCGGAACTCCCCAAAGGTCCACTGGCACCAGTCGTACCTCGCGTACTGGCAGATGCCCACGGACGTGGAGATCGCCGTGGTGTCGTGGCCCCAGAACAGCCCTCTCCAGGGCCTCATGGAGCTCCTCCAGGCCGTCCCCCACGTCGTGTACATCGGGAGGAACACCGACGGCACATCGTGCGGGAACCCAGACCTCATGCGCTACCTCTCGGGGCGTGCGGCCATCCACCACATCACCCAGATCGCCAACGTGCTCATCCACTACGGACCAGGACCCCGCCCGCTCCCGGAGATGTACCACGAGGAGTACGCCGCCACCCATCAGGACCAGGGCACCATCAGCTACGATGCCCAGACCGGGCGGTACACGGAGAGCGAGTGGGAGACCAAGGTCCACCGGGCGTAACAACCTCATGGACACGTTCTCGATCCTGTTTCAACTTGCCGTCTCAAGCGACCCGTCCTTCATGGAGGGCGACAACACGGCAACCATCCTGACGATGGAAGCCAATCGGCTCCAGTGGGACCACGTCCCTGGACCCTGCGGAGACAAGGTCTCGTTCGCCACCGGCTACATCATGGGTCGCGAGGGGATGCCCCGCGACCCCTCGACCCCCGAGGGGGAGAACCACGACTACGAGTTCGGCTACGACCGAGGTACCCGGGTGCGGGAGGGCACGTCCCCGCGACCAGACTGGGACCAGGGGGTCCAGTTGAACTGAGCTAGGCGGCTGCGAGTGCCGCTCGGAGGAACGCCTCTGGGTCGAACTTGAGCTCGGTCTTCCCTGTCTCCAGGAGCTCACCGAGGTTCTTCTCCAGCCGACCCGTGCTCAGAAACCTGAACAACACCCCAGGGTAGATGTAGCTGTCAATGGTGGTCTGCGTACTGTCGTGTGACAGCGCACCCCCAGCCCGCTCGATGGCCCGGTTGAGGGTCTCCACCACCTCGGCTACGATGCCCTTCTTCAGGGCGTCCTTCTTGAGCTTCTTCAGCTTTCGGATGCGGGCATACATCTCGTCCTGCTCCTCGATGATGGAGTTCAGGACCTCCTCGGTTGCCCGGAGCTTGCGGAAATCGGTCGGGGTGATCTTGGCGAACTTCTCCGCAAAGTACCTATCGAGGTCACTGTAGTCGAACGTGTGGCCGTCTCGGGTCACGAAGATGTACGGTGACCCCGCCTTCAGGGCCTTCTTCACGTACTGGTCCAGGACCTTGAGGATGGCAGCGTCGGTGAGGGTCGCGGTGTTGACCGACCCCTTCTTGCCCTGGAACTCCAACTGGGCGAAGTTCTCTCGGATGAACTTGATGTGCTTCGGACCGAGGGTGGCTGCACCGAAGGTCTCGATGAACTCCTCCGTGCCGTCCACGGTCTTCACCACCCCGTTGCCGATCTTTCCAGGTCGGATGCCCGTCTCCATGATGATGGAGGTGACGAGGGCGGACAGACGGACGATCTCATCGGGGTCATTCAAGTCCTTCTTCACCGTCCGGGCGATGGTGTTGTACCGGGCGAGGATGAACCGGAGTTGCTCGGCCTTCTTGGCGAGGGTGAAGAACTCGTTCTTGAAACGGTCGGTGACATCGGTGATCTTCCCCGTGGGGTCGGTCTCCACCACCACTGTCTTCGGGAGGAACTGGAACACCTCTTCTGGAAGTGCCGCCCGGAGAGGCTCCTGTGCCCCGTGGAGGGTGATCGCCTGATAGCTGGTGAGGGCGTATTTCCCCACCACCTTCAGGGCATCCTCCAGGGGGAGGCCCCGTAGCAGGTAGTCCCGCATGGCGTAGGTGACCGTGTTCCGCCACGAATAGGCGGACGAGTCCACATCCACCGTCCCAATCCACTGGTCCAGGAACGCCTGAACCTTGGGGTGGTCCTTCGCGGCCTTCACGAACGCCCGAGCCCTTCGGGAAACCGACTCGTCGTCTTTCCCAGGGAACTCCTTCTTCAGGATCACCCCCAATGGAGCGAGGGCCGGGAGGAGAGCCTTGAACGCCTTCAGCGCGCCTTCAGCGTGCTTCAAACGTGCAGCCTCATCCCGTGCGAACGCTCTCGACTCGGGGGTCTCCACCCGGGCGGCGGTGAGAGTTGTCACCGTCACCCCGTCAGCACTTGGAGACGATGTCGAGGACTTCCTCGTTGCCCTCGACATCGTCCTCCTCGTCCGATGCCAGGAAATCCGTGGCGGTCTTCTTGGCGACGACAGAGGGGGCGTCCGGGGCACACTCACCCAGCAGCGCCGCGTAGGGGCACTTGGCCTTCTTCGCGTGCGATGCGAGGTAGCCCGCCACCTTCACCGGGTCTGCACCCTTGCGTGCGAACAGGTCACCCGCGATGACACCCGCCTCGTGGTGGAGGTCGTTGCAGGCCGCGAGGCCCAGCTTCGCGGTCTTCTCCGAGAACCCATAGAGGCCCGTGCCCGACCGGCCAGCGGTCTTGTTGATCTGAGCCATCGGCCCGATGGACTCCATGGCCTTCAACAGCATCGAGGCCGTCTTGCTGCCACCCTTCGCTGCGTGCTTGGTGAGGAACGAGGGGGAACCCTCGTCCTTTGCGTACAGGGTGCTGGCGATCTTCTTCGCCGCCTTCTGGAGCTTGTTGACGCCCGCACCACACGCGCCCTCGGTCGCCTTGTTGAACCCGTAGAGGCCCGTCGCAGCGGTCTTGCTCGCCGCCCGGCCCGGTGCCATGTCCAGGAACGCCCGGAGCTCGCTCTTGTCCTCGGACGGGAGCCTGGAGAACCACTGCGGGGAGATGGAACCCGGGTCGAGGTTGGTCTTGAGCGCCTTCCCGGCGTTCATCACGGTCCAGTCCAGGTCCAGTCCCACGTCGTTCACGGCCCTCAGGATCTGGCGCTTCACGGCCCCCCTCGGGGTCGGCGGGATGAACCGGGCCATGTAGCCCTCAGGGTCCTCGATCCAGCCCACCCACAGGTCGGACACGTCCGCGGACTTGTGGAAGAAGTTCTCCACCACGGCGTTGTTCTCGTCGTCACTCCGCTGTGCCGGGGTGCTGGCCCCCTTGAACTCGTCCTTGTGCTCATCGTTCTGGCGATGCCACTCGGCGGCGTCCTCGGGGCTCATGTTCTCCGTGGGGTCCGCAGGCTCACCCTCCTCGAACTTGGCCTCTTTGAGGGTCTCCGCGAACAGGTCCAGCGAGAGCTCACCGGCCTGCTTGCCCTGCATCTCGTCCAGAAGGGTTCGGGCGAGGTCAGATCCCTTCTGTGTCAGCTTGACGTTGATGGGGGCACCATCAATGAAACTGTCAGATTCCACCAGACCGTCACGGTGCATGGGGATGGTCACCCGTGAGGTGAACCCGCTGGACTTGGCCCCATAGGACTTGTGATTCTTGGGGGGGTCACCAAAGTCCCGGACATCCTGTCGGTACAGGCGGATCAGAGCGCGACGGACACCCTCTGGAACCGCTGCGGTCTTGCTCTTGAGCTCCTCGGTGAGCTTCTTCACCGACGGAGGCGGGTCGTTGACGTTGTCCTGGAGCTCGTCCGGGAGCTCGGTCACCGGGACCGGCACACCCTTCTCGAACTTGCTGTCCTTGAGGAGGTCCGCGAACATGTCGATGGAGAGGTGGGTGGAACCGGCGGACTTCGCCTGCATCCCCTCCATCACCTTGACCACCGACGGCGGCGGGTTCTCGTTCATTTCCTTGAACTCGGGGCCGACCACTTCGGCTACCTCGTCCACGGTCATGGAGACACCCTTCTCGAACTTCGCGGTGAGGTCGCCACCCAGGACCCGGCGGATCGCAGAGGGACCGCCGTCCGAGCTCACCACGATCTTCTTGCCCAGGATGACCTTGGCCGCGGCGAGGATGGACACCACCACGTCGTCGTAGGGCCTGTGCTCGGTCTTGCAGAAGTTCGTGTCCACCTGGGGTTCCAGGTTGAACGTCTCGTAGTCCTCGCCCGTCTGCTCATCACCGTTGAGCCAGATGCCGTCTACCTTGACCTCGGGGGCTCCAGTCCCCATCCCGCCACGGACCACGATCCCTGCCTTCTTGGCCCCAGCGAGGATCTTCTTGGTAGCGGACATGAGGTGCGCCCACTCGAAGGGGGTGGGGACTGCCTTGATTTCCCAGTAGTGGGTGTACCCCGCCTTCTTGGACATCGCCGCCGTCTTCTGGGCAGCGGCCTTGAAGTACTCCGACGGAGACTGCTGGCAGTGGTCACTCCCCGGGTTCTTGTACTTGCAGTTGTGGGCGATCAGTCCATTCGCCACGAAGGACTCGTCGCCAGGGACCGAGAGGTCGAACACTTCCGCATCCCCCGCATCACACACAGCTTCGACCGGGTCGAACATGTAACCATTGTCCACCAAATCCCGGAGATTGGTGAGGGTGGCCCGGTCTCCGTAGGACTCCAGAACCCCCCACAGGGCCTTGATCCGAGACAGGGAAATCCGCTCCGTGCCGGGGATCTTGTTAGCGATCTTCCTGTGGAGAGACTTGATGCCTTCCGCGGGGATGCACTCAAACTCAGACCCCCGCCCATTGGTGTCGGTGATAGTGGGGGTCTTGAATACCCCCCCCACAACATCTCGGAACTTTCGCGCCATGAGGGCGCTGTTCACCCTCACGGTGTAGTAACCCTTCTGATTCACCTCCAGGGTTGCGAGAATCCCGAGGTTGGACAGGATGAGGTGCAGTTGCCCCGCGAGGGTTTTGGATGCCGTACTCAGGTCCACTCGATTGGGATGTTGTGCATCCCCCACGAATCCATCACCCTCGGTGAAAGCACGGAGGAACTCCGTCACGAACTCCTTGGGGGCCGTGAGGATGGTGGTAGGAACCACCTTCTCGCTTGCTACACAGGGGGCAAGGCCCAGGTTGGAGAAGAAATCCCTGTACCACCGCGTACGGGAACGTGCTTTTGCAGCAGGCTTCGTGTACCTGTTGCTCTCCGAGGGCTGCGTCCAGATGACCTTGGGGGCCTCTCCAAACAGTGCCATCATGCAGCGGGTGTAATCCTCCACTACCTTGGGGTCGGAGTTGGAGAACTCCACCCCATCCTCTGTCACAGATCCCTCGGCCACAAGGTATCCGAGAACCCGTGCGAGGTCCCGTGTCATCGTCGTAGGGCGACGGAGAGGAACCACGTTGTTGTGCATCTTCTTGGTGAAGGTGTCCCCGCTCAGGTTGACCTGTGTGCCCCACGTCCCATGGGTCGGGAGTACCAAGTACCTCCCCCCACATTCTCCCGCAGGCACCCACTCGACCGCGTATGTCTTGGTGTTCAGGGCAAGGATGCGATGGTCGGGGGTACACGTCAGCGTGTACCCATGCTTGGTGGTGAGGGTGACCACGGGCTTGACCCCAGTGTTCACCACATGGCTGGACACCCCCTGTCCACGATGCGTGGTGAGGATCGTCTGAATCTCACCCGCAGTCACACCACCATGTCCCACTTTGGACATGATTGCCCGCTTGGCGATCTCACCGACGGTCACAAGTCCCATCGAGGTGAATACCTGCGTGGTGCCAGCCACACAGTAAATGCTCCACGCCGTCCCCCACGCCTGGCCCTCGGTGTAGTCCGGGTTGGCGTCCTGCACCTCCTGGACGTAGCCCTCCACAGGGCCGGGGAGGTCCGCGGCCATCTTGAGGATTCGCTGGAAGTTCGTGGTGTTCAGCATCGGGGTCGCTCCGTAGTCATGTCGGGTCATCAGAGGTTGGGTGAGGGTGGCTTCGCGGTCGAAGCTCCTCTCACGCTTGCGGTCGTACATGGACTTGTCCTTGTGGAGGCCAGCACCCATGCCAGCACCCGGGAGGCCCGCCATGCCCATGTCCTTGCGGATCTCCCACTGGGCCTTGTCCATCGCATGGGTGGCGTCGGACTTGTCCTCTGGGCGCACAGGTCCGTTCTTGAGGAACCTGGACATGCCCCGGTCCTTCATCGACCGGAGCTCCTTCTTGCCTGCCTGTACTTGTCGTCCGTCCACGGTGATCTCTCGCTCGATGGCCATTGCAGGGCGACGGACGATAAGGTTGTCACCGATGGCCTCACCCCACTTGGAGTAGAACTCAGCCTTCGGAACGATCCGCACGGTCTCGTTCGGGTCAGGGATGTTGGGGTCCATGATGTGGACGGTGTGGTCATCGTCCACGTCAAACACGCACGAGGCATGAGACCAGGGCCTTCCCTCAGGGTTCCATGCGATGATGACTGGGATGCCCGCATCAGTCCACGTCTTCAACTGCGCGATGGTGGAGGGAACCACAAGGGTCCCTCGAAGGCCGAAATACTGGACGGTCGCCAGCATGGCCTCCCAGGTAGCCCCGCCCATCGGACTGGCCCCCAGCACCTTGTTGAGACCGGCTTCCGTTACGTCTTTCCCGTGGGCCTTCAGCGCGGCAGCAATGGATGCGGCACAGCAAGAATACTGTGTTTCCTGGCGACGGAAAGCGACACCGGCCTTGGATGATTTGTTCATGTCCCTGCTCTCCGATGTGGGTAGCAACCTCGACACAACCCTTTGGCTTTGTGTCTCAGGGTAGCACTGAAACTCGTCCCACATGCACCACAGGATCTCCCGCGGGGGCGGAACCCAGGGGTTCCAGTGGGGGTGACAAAGCTCATATCGGTCGGGCGAAGGATGAGCACGGACATCCCAATGCTCTGATAGTACAAGGTTTTCTGGGCAAGACGTGCAGCGTATTGCGCCCCGAATTTCCTGTGGTTCTCAAACCCAGCGTACTCGACCACGATGGTTCCATCTACTACCCAGTCTGCGAGATAGGTGCCCACCCGTACTTGGTACTCATGGGGGATGCCGTTCTCATGCAGCCACAGGTCAATACAGGCCTCGGGGTAGTTTGCGGAGGCTCCCTCCGTAGTAACCCAGTCCAGGTCACCTCTGGCGATCCCTCGCTGCCTTCTCGCAACACCTACTACGGAGGGGTGTACCCCCCATTTAGTTGCAAGAGTCTGATCTGGAACCTGTCCGAGAGGTTCTTTGTCCCAGTCCACCGTAAGGGGTCCGTGGAACCCGAGATGACGCCTGTACCGACTGATGGTCCTCCGGGACTTCCCAAAGGTTTGGGCTATCTCGTTGTCAGAGATTTCACCAACCCCAGCCATTTTGGCTGTATGGAGCACCATGTCCCGATGTGTTAGTGGGATGCCCCGTTTCAACCGGGCTTTTCTCACGGCTCCTGAACTGACCCCTAACCGACGACCAAGCTCGGAATCGGACTCCAATCCCAAGGGGGTCGTGTCCCACGAAATACCGCGCTGCCCTGACCGATCAGAACAGGTATGCGGGTTTCGTGTGACGTTGGCCTTGGCCGTCTTGGGGGACATCACAGGGGCAGAGGTATAGGACGATCAGCTACCCGTGTAGGTGCCGACGCCCCGCTCGAAGATCTGTTGGACCTCCAGCGATGAGAGGGTGGTCCCATCCCACGCCGCGGCTTGGCAGAGTTCCCCGGACACGGGGAGGGCCGTGCCGCTGTTCCCGATCATCCAGGCACACCCGAACCAGTTGATGGCAGCGGCGGTGGTGTCGATGGAACCGATCCCCACACCGTTGGCGTACAGGCTGAGTTCAGCCCCCGGGTTGGCCTGATTGTAGACCAGCACAAGCAGGTTGTCCTGGTTGGCGAGCTCCGAAGCCACCGCAAAGGTGCTGGAGAGCCCGTTCACCGTCACGATCACGCTTCCGATGGTGGTGTTCTGCCAGATTCCGACTCCCGCCGTGGGGGCAGTGTCCGAGTCCACACAGGCGAGGAGTGGTACCACAGCCCCGGTCGCCGCAGTGGGCTTGTACCAGATGGCGAGGGAGACGTTGGCGGTGCTCTTGGGGGCAGTGCCCCCGTTTGCGTGGGCGTTCCCGGTGAACGATGTCCGCCGGGATGCAATCGAGTTGAAACCACCGGGCAACCCCGTGATGAACCCACCCGTGATGGCGAGGTCTTGGCCCCCCAGCCAACCGCTGTTGGTGAAAGCCGGTCCCGCGATGGTGTATTCCATCTGCCACCACCAAGTCGGGCTGTGAGGGTAGTAGATCCTCCGGTACGCGGTGAGGTCCCAGCGGTTGGCCTGTGCAGCGGTGTACAGGTCGCCGTGTGCGAAGCCCCCCTCGTCTGCCACGAGGTACTGCTGCCCGGTGGAGGGACCAGCGGGCCTTGCGGCCCAGGTGCCGTTGGTGAGGGTTCCCGCCGAGGATGCAGCCCACTCCGGGGCACCGAGAGCCCCAACCGTCAGCACCTGTCCAGGCGTCGTGGTAGGCAGAGCAATCACCGGGTGCGGCGTCCCCGAGGAGTCCAGGAGGTGCATGACACCGCCCACGGTGTACAGGACCACAGAACCCGAGGCGGGGGTTGCAGGGGTGGAGCCTTCGTTCGCTAGGATGATCTTGGCCATGGTTGACTAGGCTGGGGGATAGCCTGTTTACTGTCCCACGAGGACACCAGTGGTATCACACCGTCACCTTGCGCTGGACGGTTGCACCCGCTGGGATGGACGCCATGGAGGTGGTGCTCCCACGCGCCCCGCCCGCCTCGCGGTAGTAGTACGTCGTGACCGACCCACCATCGGTGAGGTCGGACGCAAGAACCCGTCGGCGCAACCTGTTGGTAGGCAACGGGCTCCCAGGTGCGGTTCTTGAGTCAATACTGGTAGCGATGGCTGCCATGGTGTATTACAGCGACGGGACGGACACGTCCCACTGGAGCCACAGGTCGCCCACTCGCACCCAATACGCGGTGTTACCGTCAGTCAGGTGCGTGCCGTTGGGAGCAGCCCCTGTTGTCGAGGCAACGTATTTCGCGCCTCGCACCCGTCCCTTGATCCCGCTGACTGTCATGCGGAACCCACAGAGGATGTCGAGAGGCACCTCCTGGCTGTCCACAGAGGAGAGGGACCCCCGATTCACAGCGGACTCTTGCCCCCCCACGTTTGCTGTCCCGATCCACGGGACGGCAAACGCTGCTGTAGCCCAGGTTGACCCCACGAGGGACGGGGCGTAGCGATACCAACTCCGGAAGTTCTTGCTGCCTGTGTACGTCTGGTATAGCTCCGTCCAAGCAAATGTGAAGGTGAACGTGGCGTAGATGACATACGGGTCGAGGTCGGTCGCGTCGTAGCTGCCGGTTTCCATCGCGAGTAGGGCGATTGCCGTGCTGGCAGCCAATGAACCGATGGTGAGGGACGCAGCCCAGAACTCGTAAGGCGAAGCATCATCAAACGAGACAAGCCATCGGTAAGTCCCGTCCGTCCCGAAGAAGGTGCCGTCGAACAGCACCTGGGATCCGGTTCCGGTGGGTGCCACAGTTGCGCTTGGCGCTCCAGTCAGGAACCCCGCAACGCAATAGCGGATGGTCCATCCGGTGTTCGCTGTCTTCATGACGAAGAGCAGTTCCCTTGTGGTCCCAGGCATCTTGAGGCGGAACCATGAGCCCACGGCGGACAGGTTGGCCGAAGTTGTGATCACATCACTTGCCGCGCCGTAGCTGGTGCCGTCTCCACTTGCTGAGACAGTCCACCCGTGGGCGACCCCAAGGGTCTTGACAGTGAAGATCGCGTCCAGTGCTGTTGCCGGGGTTGAAACGTCAGTGAAGATTGCCATTGGATCAACTCCAGGTGAGGCGCAGGGTCGCGCTAAGTGTGATGTAGCCCACGCCGCTGGTGTGGAAGATGCGGAGTCCGTAGAGGATTGCTGCACCCGGTGGCGTGACGACCACGGTTTGCCGCACCGTTGAGGGACTCAAAACCGAGATGGCCACAACCGTGAGCCCCGTAGCGATGTCGTAAATCTGTACGTCTGCGACAAGGGTGCCTGACACGTCCCCGACTGTCACCAACGTCAGAGTCAACACACGCCCGGTGATTGCGTAGTCGGCGGGGTCATAGTCCACGCGCCCAACATCGAAGAGCTCACCGTCCGTCGCTGGGTCGTAGGTGACCCGGCTGCACAGCGGGAGCACCCTGGGACAGTCCTGGACGCCGACTGCGACCCTTGCCAGTGCATCGGTCGCACCCGTGGAAGTCACCGCCCCCAGGATGATCGGGGATGCCCCTGTTACTGTGACTCGGTTGGCCATGTCAGCTTCCGTGTACCAGGGCAGTGCCCGTGACGGCCCAGTCGATGTTTGTGGCGAGTTCGCCCGTGACCACTACTTGAACATCCGGTGCGGCCCCTGTGAGGGACACAACCCAAACCGTCCCGGGGTCCGTTGGCGTCGAGACAGTGTCACGTACCGTGACAACCCCCCCTGCGTTGGTGACCGTGGCGAGAATTTTCCAGGCTGCCTGGGCACCACGGTCGGCGCGGGTTGCACTGACCATGAGCTCAAGTACATGGCCCTTGTTCAGGGTCGTTGTGAAAGCCACGGCAACCGTCGGGGTCGCATCCGTGGTCCCGACCGTGGTGGGGGCAATCGCAGTGGTCCACGGAAGGTTCGGGGGGGCCGGTGCGGGTTGCCATGAAGGGATGCCCCCGGACACCGTCAGGAGCTCGCCAGGAGCTCCGATGGGCAACGGGAGGGTCGTCCCCGCGCCATTCCTGAACAGAAGGTCCCCGTTGGCGGTGAGGATGGCGCTGGAGAGGGCTCCAACGTCCGATGCCGTGAAGGTGTGCCACACGGGGAGGGTGCCGTCGCTACCGAGGGCCTGACCCGCGGTCCCAACTGGCAGTCGAGTGACTGTCCCTGTGCCGTCCCGGAACACCATGTCCCCGTTGACGGTGAGGAAACTGAACGGTGCGTCAGAGAGGAAAACAAGTTCCGCATCCCCCTCAAGAACGATGCTGGCACCAACACCGAACGTCAGGGTGTCCGAAACGAGGTACTGACTCCCGTTGGGGATGACCACCATCTCCGAGGCGGGGATGGCCTTGCGGGTGAGGCCTGGGAGGTCCATCCGGCGCTCGGGCAACCCAAACGGCTTGGAGTACAGACCCCCATCCGTGGATTTGGCGCGCACCTGTGTGGAGGATGTTTGGTCTGCCGCTGTGGCGACCTGTCGGAAGAACGTGTTGTCGTACAGGGATGACCCGAGGACCTGGAACTGGATGCCCGCTGGGATGCTCGACGCGGGGTTGACCCCCACCGCAGCCCGTCCCGTGTGGGTGATGTCCGCCCCGAAGCTGGGCACACTGCCCGTAGGGAAGGTGTCCCAGCCCGCACCCACGTCGGTCATGGGGGACCAATCAAGGGGGTGGGTCTCGGGCGTTGAACCTGTGTTCGATGTCAGGGAGACGTAGGCGTTTCCCAGTCTCCGCACGGCTTGGTTGGCCGTGTAGGGGACAAGTACGTTCCAGTCACCTACCCAAGTGACCCCACCACCGCCCGCCCCGAGCGGTGCCCACGCCCACGAACTGCCGTTGTAGTAGCAGAGGTACAGGGTGAGGGTGTCGGTGGTCCAGTAGTAGCTCCCCGAGTACGTGGCGTCAGGGAGGGGCCTACCAGCGAAGGTCCCGACGTAGGTGTTGTCCTGCCACTGCGGGTTGACCAACCCGGCACGGAGAACTTGCCCCAGTGTCCCGAGGGGGAGCCTCTCCGAGGTGGTAACCCCGCGGAACAGAAGGTCGCCCTGGGTCGTGAGCTTGGCCTCAGGGACCGCCCCGATGGTGAAGGGAGTCACCCCACCCCAAGTGGCATCCCCCTTCAGGAACCGATCGCGGTCCGCGATGGCAGGCCGCGGAACCAGACCCCGTACACCATCCGTGGTCGGGGTCGCACCCCCCATGGTGGAGCCCATGGGGGCACGGCTCAGGACGGAGCCCGACACGAACGTGGCGGTGAGGCCTCCGTTGGTGAGGTAGGTGTTGAGTGTCCCGTACTCCAACGACTGTTGAACGTCGTTGGTGTACAGCACCTCGATGGTTTCGCCCGGAGCGACGCCGGAAATCCCCACGATGTCCGTGAGGTTCGCCCGCGTCGCGGTGGGATTCGTGACTCGTAGGGTTAGACCACGCATGGGGTGCTACCAACGGTTCCCCTATACAGAGGAAACCCGGCACCGCCGATTTCAGGTCTTGGACTTGGCGAGAACCACCTCGGTAGTGATTGTG